TACCTCATGTGTACACGATGTCGGTTACCACTAGCTGGTTTAGTAGACTAGTTTCTAGCTGTACTTCGGTCCGTTTAATTTTCAGTACCTGACTTGGGTACGTGACGTCGGTAACGACTGCTGGTTCATGAATGACGACCGTTGTAGTAGTCCCACGGTACTTGGCCAGCCCTACACTCTGGATGACGTCAGTGATTGATGCGGGTTGTAGCGGATCAAGCTGCGCTGCCAAATCGATATACGGCAACAGCGGTAGTTCGTTCCCAGGAATCAACTCAAGTACGGGAAGCCAATAGTTAAGCTCCGTCTTAGGTGAGGAATACGTATACGTGTTATCGACGTGTTGTGCGTATGACGGGCCGGCGACGTAGGTACGTTGTGTAGGAACCTTTCGGCCACCCCAAGCAAAGGAGCTAGCGGAGAAGATACCCCACTTAGGCCCGCTGTAAGCAGCAGGTGCACCTTGTACCAACGCGTAGATCAACTGTACGAATTCAGAACTGGCGATGTTGGCGCCAGCACCGGTCAACAATTGCTGCGAACCAGAACTGGTAGGATCTGGGTTTGAATCGGCGGCAAACAAACGAACTTTTAGAACATCGGTTCCGACGTTCATGATTTTAAACTGATTCGTCGGAGTAGCGGTTGGATAGTTACCATTACTGTCCACACCGTAAACTAGACCGGCGTTGTACAACTGGTTCCAGTTGAGGTTGTAAGCAAGGGTGTTGGTCGGAAAATAAAGGACCTTGCCTTTGTAGAACATCTTTACCCAGGTGAAAGCAGCACCCTCATCGCTCCCGTTAAAGAAGTTAAACAAACTTCTTAGTTTTCCTAAGGTGACAAGTTCAGCCTGGGTAAGTGTTCCGAAGTAACCTAATTGTTCGTTGCCGTAAAGAAGGTTCTTCGAGCCAGGACCAGAGTCAGGGAAATTTGTCTGTCCTCTTGAACCTATCCCCACGAGTGCTTCAAACATAACGCAACTCCTTTAAATAAGCACACAGGAAACCTCCCCGTGAAGGAGAGGCTCCATGTGCTCAAGGGTTAAGGCACTACTGCACCAGCTGCACCCACCCACTCAACACCATCCCAGGTGAACGTGAGGTAAGTACGGCTGCCAGTCAAGGCCGGAGGAGAACCAGTATTCCAAACCAATGCGGTTGCACCAGTAGGAGCGAAGGTAATCACACCAGCAGCACCGTTGACTTTCACTACCAGAACCAGCGCACGAGCGCCGATTGGACCACCGGTTTTCGGGCCGTCTGCCAGCGTAATGGTTTTAGCAGTTGCACCACTGTTGTCGATCCGGCAGAACAGGTTAACGTTCGGATCGATACCACCAGTTGCAGACAGAGCCAGAATCGGCACGTCGTAACGGTCGAAGGAAGTCCAGCCAGTGCCTTTGTAGACGTATTGCTTACCGTCGTTCGCAGGCGCCGCGATACCCGCCGCAGGAGGTGTGTACAGCGACCAAGTGTGGTCACCTTTACGAAGGTACAGGTTGCTGTCCGTTGGGACGTCGGCGAAGCCAGGTACGAACGCAGTGATCTGCGCCTGGATTTTACCGAAGGCCGTGAGGACAGTATCCGCGGCAGTGATAGCACCACCAGTACCGAAGGAAACGCCCGCCAGCGTAGTCGCACGTACACGAGCAACTGTGTGGTAGAGGTTAGTGGTACCCTCTGCAACAGCGTCCGTGGTACCAGGCGAAGCCACCAGACCGATATACACGCTACCCGTCCAGCGGAACTGCGCGTTGGTCGCGAGGGAAATGTAGATCTTCCCTGTTTCACCAGTCGCCGGGAAGGCCGCTTGGTTAGCGAATTCCAACACGTCATCGACGTAGCTAGGTAGTTGGCCTGCTGGGACTTTACCAGCTACCAGTGTCGCAACCGAAACACCCAGCTCAGTAACGGCCACACCACCGAGGCTTGTCAGCGTAGGCGGCGTGTACTGGAACCAAGTGTGGTCACCTTTACGCATGTAGGTGTTGCTGTCGGTAGGAACATCGACAACGTAAGCCGGAAGCTCAACCCACTCACCGATTGTGTCACCAGCCTTCAACTGACGAGCATACAGCTTACCGTTAACCAGCGACGGAACTTCATCGACTGGCAATGGGATCCACTGAGTACCGTAACGCACAACCTTGCCTTGACCGAGGAATGGAGAGTTAACATCACCCGCCACCAACTCACCCCAGAAGACCCAGCCTTGGTCAGCGGTTTTGTAGTAGACTTTGAACGTTTCGGAAACCGCCCAGTCACCCACGTTACCGGTGAACCCCACTTCTGGCACATCAGTACCCACAGGCAGTTTCAACCAGCGGCTACCAACCAGACCACGAGGACCCGGGATACCTTGGATACCTTGAGGACCAGGGATACCCTGGATACCTTGAGGACCACGGATGAGGCCGATGTCGATCCACTGACCACCACCAGCGGTAGTCCAGATTGCCAGGTTGTTACCAACCAAGTAACCGTCACCCAACGCACCCGTAGGGTGAGCTGCTTGCAGTGCCGCCAGAGTGGCATACGAACCGAGGATGGAGATCGACTTACCGGCAGGACCCTCGTTACCCTGAGGGCCTTGGATACCTTGCATGCCGTTGATGTCGAACGGACCTGTCCACTCGCCGTCAGTCAAGACATACAGCATCTTGTCATCTTCGGTGAACCAGCCGTCGCCATCTTCAGCAGTCGCTTTGGCAGGGAGTGCTGTTACGGTAGCTACGGTACCACGAAGCGAGAGACCCGTACCGGCTTCACCTTTGTCGCCTGCCGCACCAACCTTACCACCCAGCACCCAAGAACCAGCGATGCAGAAGTAGATGTTGCCATCCATGTCAACGTAAGCTTTACCGTTGTTACCGGCAACCGACGGGACGTTCGGATCGAGGATAGTGAGGACCTTGATGATTTCGACGGAACTACCGTCTTTACCATCAGTACCGTTGGTACCATTGATACCATCAGTACCTTTGAAGGTACCCATGTCTTTCCAGGCGCCAGCAATGCGTGCGTACAGCTTGTTGACATCCCGCACTGCATAGACCGACTTGTCGGCTGGAGCGAGTGGCAGTGCGCTGTAGGTGTTTACAACGTCGGTGATAACCATGTTGAGGCCATCAGCGCCGTCTTCACCGTCTACGCCGTCAGCACCCTTCAGAGAGGCAACGAACTGGGCTTCAGTACCAACGTTACCCACGTCCAACCAGCTCTGGTAAGCAGACTTACCGTCCACACCGTCTGGACCGCGAACTGGACCCGCGTCGATCCACGAACCACCGCTTGCAGTGCTCCAGATAGCGACGTTCGAGCCGATCAGGTAAGCGTCACCCAATGTACCGGTAGGATGAGCCGCTTGCAGCGCACCCAGGTTGGCGTAGCTACCCATGAGCGAGAACGAGTGGCCCGCAGGACCTTCAGGCCCTTCTTCACCCTGCTCACCTTTAAAGGTACCCAGGTTGTTCCACTGGCCGTTCGTCCAGAGCTGGATGGTGTTGGTGTCACGAACACCGTAAGCGTCCTGATCAGCTGGGGAAGCTGGCAGAGCCGACTGAGTCGCCACAGCACCTTTAATGACCAGGTTGGTTGCTTTGAGGGAAGCCAGGAACTGAGCCTGAGAACCGACGTTGCCCGCTGCCAACCAAACTTGGTAAGCACTGAGACCCGCCAGGCCGTTGGTACCGTTGATGCCGTTGGTACCGTTAGCACCACGGAAAGTACCGAGGTCAACCCATCCCGTGCTTGCCAGCACGTATACCCACAGGTGACCGGTGTCGAGAGTGACGTAGGCCGCTTGGTCAACCAGTGGTTTACCCGCCAGACCCGATTGGTCAGCCACAGTGCCGAGAACCTGGAGGTTCTTACCGGAAGGACCGGTCTCACCTTGAATACCCTGAATACCTTGGTCGCCCTTGATCTTCATGGCAGTCAGGAAGGCAGCCGTACCGCCAGTACCACCAGCATCGACCCAAGTCTGATAAACAGACTTACCGGACAGGCTCGCGATCCACTGGGACTGAGTACCGCTGTAACCGCCGAGAACAGCCAGGTCGTAGGCGCTCTGACCACCCATACCCGGCAGGGCCAGGTAATCGCCATCAACCCAGACGTACAGGGTGGTGCCAACAAACCAGGCGTCCGCTTCATTACCAGGACGAGGCAGTGTGCCAACGTTGGCTTTGATACCTGCTACGGTGAACGCAACCGCAGGAGCGCCAGTTTCACCTTGGATACCTTGGATACCCTGATCACCTTTGATTTTCATCGCAGTGATGAAAGCATCTTCGTTGCCGATGCCGCCACGGTCCTTCCAGATCTGGTACGCCGATTTACCTACCAGGCTGCCGAGCCAGGCATAAACATCACCTGCAAAGCCGTTGTCCTGAGCAATCTTGAAAGCGTCTTTACCTTTCAGCGTTTCCAGCCACTGAGTGTCGGTACCAGTGAAACCGGCTTCCACCGCTACTTCATAAGCGGTTTTACCTTCGGCACCCGGGATACCGATCTTGACCCAGTTATCAGGCTGAGGCAGGAGCAGGAAGATGTCGTGCTGCCAGACGTAAGCGTCGCCGATTTCGTTCAGCGATGGATCAGGCAGCTGTTGGTTGTCAGGCCATACACCGAGGAAGGTGATACCGCGTTGGCCAGCCAGGTCGCCAGAGTCAGCCCAACCGCTACCGTTCCAGACGCGCAGGTGGTTTTCGACGAAGTAACCGGTACCCACCATCATGTCGGTGGTGTCGATTTCGTACAGCTCGTCTTCGGTCGTCAGCGTGCCGATAACCTTGATGCCCTGAGCGCTCAGTTCTTCAACCAGGTCTTTCAGGTAACGAGTACGGTTAGCCAGCAGGATTGCTGCACGGTTGTCCGGACCATCAGGACCGCCACGGACTGGTTCCCCAACCTCAATGAGGGGGATGTCTTCCGGAAATTCACTTACTTCTGTGATGTTGGTAGGCATAACTCTTCCCTTTAGGAATTAACCCTTAAAAATGTGACGTCATTTACTGGTAAGTAAGTGTACCGTCGTGGAGGTATGTGCCGTCGTGGATCGGGTCAGCCATTTCAACAACGGTCAACGTACCTACAACGGTGTGTGAGTCGATAGTCACGGTAGTCACACCAGCATTAATGCCGATCTCCGCATCGACCAGGTTGTACAGACAACCGGCTTTAACGAGGGCACGTACCTTTGCCGCCGTCTTCTGTCCCTGGGGTACCAGTACTGCTCCTGTGTTGCTACCACCCTCTCCTGACAAGAGGTAAATGCCCTGTGTGCTTTGTATTTGTAGATTCGCCAGGGTGAGCGGATCAGGGTCAATCAGTGTGGAGACCTCATTGACAATGTAGTCTGCGGGGGTGTACTTCTGGTCAACCCCAACAAACTGGTTAGGTGAATCCACGTCCACCAAATAACTGGTGGTACCGGCATTAACCGACTTGCGAAAATTCGTGAAGAGGGCGGTACCGAGCGTCAGGGAGCCCAGCACGTTTACGAAGTCAGGTTCATCCTTATATCGATCCTGGTTATAAGCAATGAACCTGTCCAAAAACAGTTGTTCGTTTGGAAAGGCCATATTAAGTTCCACTGTGGCGTCAAGGGGTGGTAGATCATAAAATCAATAAATAAGATAGCACTGATACTTTCATTTATAATTAAACTCAAACCTACATTATCTACTTGTGAACCCACGTAATTTACTTTTTGTCGCAAGGAATCTATCATGAATAAACCGCCAGTAGAACCACGCTTCGAATGCACCAACTTGCACACCGGTGAAAAGCATCATCTCACTCAAGATGAGGTGGGGGAACTTCTGGAAACGGGTGTTGCACCTACGCCCACCATTATCCCTACTCCTGAATCTCGGGAGCGCGTTGTAACTGCCGATACTGAAACAGCGAACCGGCTGTGTGTCCCCGTCATCCGTGCTGATAAGGATGGAAACGAGATCAACTACGGCCGACTGGCAGTTGGTCATCTGAACGGCATTCCCTTTGTTGCTCAGGTAGAGAAGCTGATCAGCATGGGGCTTCCTTGTATCTACGTCCAGCGTATTCCGAAGTTTGTCGATGACATCAAACTCGAAGTGCGGTGGAAGGATGAGTCGGCACCAGGCGGTCATCCTCGTTCAGGGGAACGTGAAGCCACGATCTACGCGTTGGAGAAGGAAGACCTCGCTCCATTGGGGTTAGCTTTGTCCAAGAACGATTGCACTGTGATGGCGTATCACAGAGGCTGTTATCTGCAAGTCTGGGAGAACGGCAAGGCAGCCAGTGATCGCAAAACGATCGACAAGTTCTATCCAGGCATGACTCCAGAAGAAATTGAACACTCCAAGTTCTGAGGAGTGGGGCATGGGCAGTATACGTAACAAACAAGCGTTGATCATCTTTCTGATTCAAACGCTGGGACCTTTCGTTGCTATTGGTGTGGCAATTCTGATAGCACCTTACGTTAGATAGGGGGATCTGCGATGGATAACGATCAAGCGGTTGATAAAGTCTTTCTAGGCCTTGCTAAGCTTAACGGGGGGTTGTTCATCGCAGATCAGGATGTTCTGATCAGGCTGAGGATAAACTTCAGACCTTATCAAAGTGAGCACGAATATAAACGCTTTGCTGTGCCGACTGTTTATGCCATGACTCGAGGGTGCGAGAAATTGTTGGTGGCTTACTTCACCAAGCACCGAATTGAAGCGAGGGTCATGCTGGAATACAAGGCACGCAAGAAACCTATTTAGGGAGGACTTATGGGCGAAGTTGTATACATGCAGGCGTGGAAGGCACGGCGTCTCTTGGAACAAGTAACAGGAGAGGATTGGAGTCGCGGTACTCCCATCCCTACCATTTCGAGTTGGGTTATCCCAATGTCGTTCAGTACGGATCAGTTGTTAATCCTTAAACTGGAAGGGATGGTAAAGACACAAAAGGAAATCTTGCACACCAGCCGTCACGTGCATGTGCGAGAAGAAGCCGCAATAAAAATCGGTGAGCTAAAGATACAGCTAGCTCGTCTCAGAAATAAATTGGAGAACAAAGATGGATGAGAAAAAAGTGGTGACAATAAAGGCCGATGTATTCGAGACCAACAGTGATATCGAGGTCGGGCCACACTTCAACCACGTGGCTAAGGTTTCGTTAGTGTTGCCTGGCCATGAGCTTGACTACAATCTCTTCGTTGTTTTCCTCAGTCACGAAGGTCCCGGTAAAGGTCGTATGTTTGTTCACCAGGACGAGGCCCGTAAGCTATTCAGGGCGGTCCAAAGTAACCTCGCTGCCTGGGAAGACAAAGCGATCAATGGCAAGAGTGTTGCTGAACTGAACACTTGGATCGAGTCGATGACGCCCGAGCAGTTAATCGAAACGTTCCGTCCGGAAGTGGTAGACAAGTACGTCGTCTCCTTGGATATCGCCGGCGTCCAAGTGGTAAACACCAATGGCGGATTCAAGCTGTTGGAGTTGTTAGGCGCCAATGAAACAGGTGTACGGTTTATCGGCAATGAAGATCCTTTCTTCACTGTTGTTGTTTACTTGCACGATCACAGTAACGAAGAAGCGGTGTACCTGCGTATTAAGGACAAGAACGGCATTGTTCCGGTAATGGAGAAGTTGAAAGATCTCTGGATCGATGTACGTCTTGAGGTAACTAGCACCGAACAGCTTCTGGAGCTGTTGGGCGACGAATCGTAACAGGGAGCATGACTGTGGAAAATGATGAACAAGTAAAGCCGCCTATAGTCTTCAGGGCCTCGTGCAGTTGGAGTGGCTTTGTGGCCTGCCTTCTCTTCCTGGTAGTGTGGGTAGCGGGATGGGTGCTGGCTAAGGGGTTTTGGTGGACGTTTGTTTCCGTCTTCTTCTTCCCTTACAGCTGGTACCTTGTGGTACAGAAGGTCATGATCGCTTACGGTTTGGCATAAGCAAGGGGACTAACGATGGACGAATTGTTTGGCAACATCGAACTGGTAACAGAAGGACTGACTCCAGAGAGCAAGAAAAAGATTGAGGATCTGGCGCATGTCCGCAGCAACATGGACAGTCTCTGCTGCAACATGCTGATGGCTTTGGTGAACTCTGACGGAGGTGGTGATACCGGCGAGTTTGAGGAGCTGGAGAAAGCGTTCGTGCTGTTGGGCAAAGATCTCGAAGAACTGCGTGAAACTCTCTTCAGTAAGAAAGGGGGTAGTCCTTACGGTTGTTCCTAAGGAAGGGTTTGCTGTAAAAGAACCTACCCCTCCGGTAATTGTTAAAGAAGTGAAACGGATTGGTGACAACGTAATGGTTAACGCACTCGCACGTAATCCTGTCGCTATCCGTGGTAACAAGGAACTGAAAACCTGGATCATGCAAAACCGAAAGTTCCACGATCAATTTGCAGGGGCACCAGGTGTTGAGCTGTACCCGGAGAAGAAACATCCATCAGACCCAGACCCTGTATTTGAAGGATTGCTTGGCTACCTGGCCGGTGTTCCTGTCTGGATTCTCCCGGTAAGCGAGAAGCTCGATCAGTTTTATATTCAGTTTGAGTACAACAAAAAGTAATTGGCTGCGCTGGTCCCCCTACCCCTTTATGGGGTAGGGGTTTATTTAAGATACATTGTTTTTTGGGCCTATATTACCAGTGTGATTAAGACAATAAAGTCTTTCACATCTTGGAGATCTACCATGGAAAATGAAGTACGTGTTGCTGAAGTCCTGATCCGTAAAGGTGAAGAGGGTTTCGAACTCAACTATGGTCGTCAGGTCATGGCTGAGTTGGATGGTATCAAGTTCTGTTCAGAGGACTGGTATCTGAAGATGTTCGGTATTCCGTTTACTGTGGTGGAAGAAGTTCCAGAGTTCCTGCTGGACTTCAGGGTTGACGTTGAGCTGGGTAATGATAAAAAGATGATGCACGTCTTCTCCAAGGAAGATCTGCGTCCTCTGGCTATCGCGTTCTCCAAGCACAACGGTGGTCGTTGGACAGGCGTGAGTCACAAGGCCCGCTGGTTGGAGACCTATCGTGACGGTCATGTAGAGAACGCTCATCAGACCATTGATGCGTTCTACCTCGACATGACCCCTGAGCAGATCGAACATTCCAAGTTCTGATCTGCTTCATCGTCTCCCCCCACTTTGTAAAAGGATTCTGAAATGAGCAATGAACTTAACACCCCTAGCCGTCGTCGCGTTATTGCTACCATGTATCGTGGTAAGTCCAAAGACGTCATCATGGCTAGACACTACAGCTACTTTGACACCGCCATGCCGCGCATGCTGCAATTGGCAATCAGCTACTGCAACGAAGGTGACTTCATTACCTTTGACAGCGCTGAGTTCGGGCACCAGCTGGGTGTGCTACACATCCGCAAGGGTGGTCGTTTTGAAATGGAGATGAGCCCCCTGGTTAAGTCCAGTCCATCTCTGCTGAAGCTCATGAACGAAGACACCAACTACACTAACAGTTTGGTGACTGCGGCCATGAAGAAAGCTACCAGCAATCAGTCACGTTCCATTCACTAATCCCAACTATCAAGGAGCAAGATCATGGGTCAGGTCGTTCAGATGTTTGCAACTAAACCAACTAGCACTCCATTCGTCCGTAGCCAAAAAGCTATTGCGCTGGATAACAAGTTGAAGTTGTATCGCAAGATTGAGAACCTAGAGTTCGTCAAGAAAACATTTGTCGACCTGATCACGCAATTGGAGAATCCAAAAGACTCCTTCGTGGCTCGGCAAATGGCAGCAGAAACTCAACGCGACATCGACAAAGCTGTAGCTGAGTTCACTGGTAAATACGGTTCACTCGATAACTGGTAACATTAGGAGATTTAAATGAGCAAGTCTGAAATGATTCAGCTGGAATTCAATAACCTCCGCAAACTGGCTAATGAATTAAGGCCATGTGGTCATAGTTTTTTGAAGCAGTCGTGGGATCGCAAAGGCGGGGTGTTCCGCATGAGCGTTGCACAACAAGTGGTCACGAATATCAGGGCTACTTGTGCCGATATTCGGGAAAAGATGAACGTATTGCGAGCAGAAAGAAAGTTGATATGAGAGCATTATAACTGGTAATCCTTATACTCCTCCTAACCCATGTGGGTTAGGAGGAGTACTCTGGACTATCTTTTATTTTTTGGTTTTGACTACGGCGCCTTCGATGATCTTGGCAATCTGACTGATGCAGTCACGGGCGTGTTCTGCGGTCTTGATCACTTGCACAACACTGGCCATCGTGCGTTTAAGCTCGGTGATCTCTTCGATCAGTTCCTTCTTGTTGTACTGGCTGCTCTTGGCACCGTCGATCTTGGCTTGCGTATCGCTGATCGCATGCTGAGTCTCAGACTTCATCGCCTTGATAGTTTCCAGGCTGTTGTCTGTGGCTTCGAGGCAGCGGTGTGCGTAAGAAACCCAGGCCTTGGATTCAGCCAAACCTTTACGTGGCTCCTTCATGCCTTTGAAACCGTTCAGGAACGTTTCGATAGCATGACCCAATACCTTGCGGTCACCATTGGTTGTTGCATACTCTTCCTTGCGAGCATTCAGATCGAAGATCAGCTTGTTGAACGTTTTAGCCAGTTCGTTCAGCCGTGGCTTGTCGAGCAGTTCAGCTTCGAAGGTTTCCTTAATGAGGGCCGCTGTTGCCTGCTTAGCCTTGGCGGGTTCAGCCGCTTTGACTGCCTCGACCTTCTTCTTGAGTTCCTTTTTCTTCGGGCTCTCAGGAAGCTTGTCGATCTTCTTCTCTACCTGGGCAGCGACCGCTTTAACGTTCTCCTCGGTAACCTGTGGGGCTTCGACTTCCTTAATAGCCTCCTCGGCGGACTTGACGTCTTCCTTGGCTGCTTCGGAATCTTCCTTGTTCTTCTTGCCGAAGAAGAAATCCCAGATGTTCTTGAACATCTTCAGGATGTAATCCCAGGCGGCTTTGAGGCCGTCACCGATAGTGCTGAAGAAGCCTTCAGTACCGGTAACAGACGAACGAGTAATCTCGTTAGCGTCGAGTACACCGATGACGTAGCGTTGTGCTTGGGTCAGGTCCAACGACTCGTTACCGCTGATGGAATCGATTACACCGTCCATCATGGTTTCAACGTGGCTTACTTCCGGAATTGTCTCGTACATGGTGTAACTTCCTGATTAGTTAAAAAGGGTTAAGGCACTGTTGGTCATCTTGAGGGGACGTCCAAGCAATTCTTCACTGATGTCCAGGGTCTCTTCACCGGTTACGTTAGCAAAGGCCACGTGACCTTCCATACGTCCCATCAGAGCATCCACCTGTTCTTTACTCCAGGCCAGGATGTCCAGACTACGGGTGGTGATGTTGAGCTTATCCCCGGTGTCCATATCCAGCATACGGAAGAAGCACTGCGCAGCGTCCTGTCCGGTACGCCAGATCCTTCCTTTCACTTGTCGCAACTCATGTTCCCGGAATGGGGAGTCCAGCCCGATGATCTGGTTAGCCATCAACAGAGGATAGCCTTCCTTCAGACTGTTATACACAGCCACCAGGGGGTTGACACGAGCGTCTTCACCAAACTTCTTGATCGTAGGTTCACGGTCGCTGCTGTTCTCGCCATACACCGATACAGGCTTGTAGCCCTGAGCAGACAGATAGTCCACCGAGAGTTTCAAGGCTTCAACGTAAGAGGTGAAGATAACCGTCTTCTTCTCTACGTCGTCGATGTACTTAGGCAATTCGGCGTGAGCGATGAGGTCTTTGATGGCATTGATGCGGGCGCGACCCAAAACGTTACCCAGGGCCTCACCACGGATCTTCAGAGCCAGGTACTTAACAGCCGATTTCACGTTACGGAACTCAGCCAGCTCAGGACCACGGATACCCCGTTCGATATCCTCCTCTACAGTCTTACAGAAGGCGCTGTCAGCCGCATCCGTAAAGTTGTTGTACCCTTGAGTGCGGAACCGATTAACGATTGCCTTGTAGCGTTGTAGGTCAGCCAGCTCTTTCGGGTGCTTCATGACCGTGTACTCATAGCGTTGAACTGTCTCGTTATAGAACACGATGAATTCAGCCATGTGTGCGTTATAGAAACGAACCCGCTCTATAATGTAGGTCTGCATCTCCAAACGAATGGCGTCCAAGGTGTACTTCTCCCCGTTAGGGATTTTAACCTTGATGATTTCAAACGGAGGAGGATCACCCATACCGGCTAGTTCAGGGATAGAGAACTTACCTCGACCAATACGGTTCGCCAACAACGAGATAAGCGCAGGACGGTTACGACCATAGCTCGCCATGAAGAAGTCCCTGGCGTGCCTGTCGAAGTGTTTGTCGATAAGGCAGGTGATGGGGTAGATCTCACTGCCAAGCGCCTTCAGCGGCGTCCCAGACATCGGTAGCGCATCTTCGAACAACCCATCGTCCGCCAGCTCCACCAAACGGCGAGTTTGCTTAGATTTGATATCGTTGAAGTTGTGCGACTCGTCGAGGATCAGACTGAACTTCTTCTTGTTGCGCTTCATGGCTTCATTAAACCATTTACGCAAGTGGTCGTAGTGATTGCCCTGGAGGAACTCGTAGTGCACGATGTAGTAGTCGTAGTCATCCGTCAACAAACGACCCGACGTAGACGTCCACACCCGAGGCATCTCTTTGAAGCGGGTCTTCATGTTACCGATCCACACTTCTTCCACGATGTTCAGTGGGCAGATGATGATGCACTTGTTGTCACTCACCAAGACCGACCACATCAGCGAGGTGAAGGTGTTGTGCGTCACCACCCAGTCATCAACAATATACAGACAGTCTTCACTGTCAATACTGATGCAGGCAGTTTCAGCAACCGGTTGCTGTTGGATAGCCACCAACTTGAGCTGGAGGTTCTCGTATTGATGCAGATCAACGATCTCACCCAGCGGTACGCCCACTAGACTGTCTACCAGACCGACCATATCACGGTGCTTGAAGTTCACCTTGAACAAAGTACCGAGGGGTTCCTGAGAAGCTATCCCACCAAGGCTCCACATGAGCTTCTGGAAGTTGCTGGCACCATAGACGTTGTCCATGACCACCGACACACCCGCCTCGCTCAGATGGCACCCTGAACGCTCGATCATAAGCCTGGCAATCTCGTAACGATCCCCGTAGGAAAGTTCTGTCACTGGATCAGCCATATGTATACCAGCAGTCAGCAGTCCGGTGGCTATCTGGATTAAATCGAGTTCAGAAGGCGGAGTGTCTTCATTAACGTTTCCAACCAGAGGGATGTGATAACTGAACTGGTCGAAGTGATTAATGATGTCGCGGGTAGTGGTGACATAACGCTGACCTACGATATCACCTTGTTCGTCAACACCTGACTCAGCGACTTCCCACAGATGCAGGGGATGGGATTCAGCAGTGCGCCCGTCTTCAAAGGTAAAGCGGAAGTTCTCGGTAACACCCTGAGGGAAGTAACCGGTAACATTTGCGGTATTCCCCCTGGGTCCTATCACCTGGTCACCTATCTTAAGGTCACCAAGGCGCTTCCAGCCTCCCGGTACTTTAACCTGCGTGTGCAGGGGCATGGCCTTACCGCTACCTACCGCTGCGTCTAGCAGCAATCCTTTAAGGTGGTAGCTAGAACGAATGATTGGGTATTGCTCCAAGAACTCACGTTGTTTAGGGAACGGGGGAGTGTTAAAGCGTTCCAGTTTCTTGAAGTCAAACTGTTTGCCGATGGGGTTGACAGTATCTTTAATCCAGGTTTCCGTTTCAAGCAGGTGCTTGAGTTCGGCTAGCTCTCTACGACGACTACGGAGGTTACGAACTTTCAGCAACTCTCCCAACACCAGATGCAGTTCTACCAAGAAGAAGTTATGAACCTTAATGGTGTCCCAGGTTTCCCTGCGGATCTGCCACTTGGTGATCAGGGAGCTGCTGTAGAACTTCTCAATGTCTCGTGCCAGTGCGCCGTATGAAACTCCTGTGATGTGTACAAAGACCCCAGTTTGCTTTACAGCAACTGAAAATAAGTTAAACATGAACTGCCTCCGATGGCACCCATTTAAAAAGAGGGAAAGTGATGAGCGAAGAAAAGAAAGCAGGACCGGCTGGCAGTGTTGCTATTAAAAGCTTGCTGGAGAATCCAGTTGACTTCTCTCAACAGTCGGTTGAGCTGGCCGGCTACGTCGCGCCTACCTACGAAAACGGTGTGGCCAATGGTTTCGTAGGTGCCGACGAAGAATGGAACGAACTGGTAGCCAAGACTCGCGCAGAAGCGCCTAAAGAAGGTTACATCGAGCAGATGGTTGTTGAAACCCACACCCCAGAAAGCACCATGGAACTGCTGAAAGAAATGACCACTCCAAAAGAAGGCGAAGATACCGCCGCGATTAAAGTTGGTCAGGTGGAAAGCTTTGCCAGCAGCACCAAAGAAGCCAATCTTGCCGCAAAGATCGCCAGCGCGTTGCACTCGCTGCCTCAGATCTTCCCCATGACCGATCGCGGTATGACCCAACCAACACCAGGCTGGGTGAAGTCGCTGCTCAAGTTCTATCAACTGGCGGTTACCGACATCCCCGTCACCAAGGTAGAAGTGGATCCTTCTGCTGGCGGTGTGATGTATCCGGCTGACCTGCGCATCTTCCGTTATGCCGGTATGGACGGTGATCAGGAAGTTACCTGGTTCCGGTTCCAAGTGGGTGAGCAATCGCGGTCGTTTGTTGTGTTGTCCAAAGACGTACCTACATTCCTCGGTCAGATGACTGAAGAAGATCCAATGGTGTGGACCCATAAACGACGCCATTCGGAGAAGGGCTTCTTCCTGAATGTGACCCAGGCACCTATAGAGTTGCCGTTGAGCTTCTTCCCAATGGAGTTCAGTAAAGGTCCGCTGGATGACCTGTTCGATGGTGACTTCACCGTGGTGCGTGATGTCATTGAACGCCTGAACGAAGACCTCCGTGGCCGTCTGTCGGAACTCAACCGCTTCGCCATGAAACTGGCCGACCAGATCAAGGAAAAGGACCACGACCTCTACCTGAGCTTCAAGGGCGTCAACGGCCTGAAGGCGATGAACGTTGCGCTGGATCGTGTCTATCCAAAGCTGCCTGAATCCGGTGAGATCGTTCTGGGTGATGAGCCGATCAACATCTTCGAGTGGGCTGACTACAGCAAAGTTGTTCAGGTCAACATCAAGCGGCTCAGCCACGGCACTCGCCAGATCAACCGCATGTTCGAACGTTACCGTGCGATGATCAATCCACATCCAGCTATCCAGGAGATCTTTGATACCAACCTCAAAGAACAACTGATGGCTTCCAGTCACTTCCTCAACCGTGTGTATGGTTTCTCGCCTACCTACGGTGTGAAGTACATGGAAGAAGTGGCCAACGAAGTGATCGGCAAGCTGAACGCTCACGGCGGTGCTATCGGTCTGGACCTGAATGAGTGGGTCGTTTACGAGTACCACGAAGAAGGTCGTCCTACTCCAATCGAAAGTGAAGAGCTGGACTTCAAGAAGCAGATCCTCAACAGCTACACACAGAGCTTCGTAGACGCCATCTACGGCTACCTGCTCGACGTACAGAACCCGTACATCAAACCGTACACCTACCGTGAAGTAGTGGAAGGTGACGACGGTATTGAAGTAGGTTCGATCCGTCAGGTGTAAAGACCACGACTACCTCTAACAGCCCTTGTGGGGGCTGTTAGAGGCGTTATGGCTGCATCAGGTTGGAACTGGTATTGGCGGTAAGCTTGCTGCCACCAATGCAGCGTTAGCCTCTAGGAGTGCTGCTTTCATTGCGGCGGTTTTAGCTTTCTCTGTGACGACGTTAGCCTTCTCAGTAGTCAGCTCTGCCTTGGTCTGTATCAGGTCAGCTTCCAGTTTAGCGATGTACGCATCCTTGGAAGCCACCTTAAGAGTCAAGGCTCTGTTCTTCGCCACGTCGTTGCTAGTGTCGGTGATCAGGCCCTTACGTGTATTCTCATACGCGGTAGCTTGAGCCTGGCTCACATACCCAACCGTTGGAACGGTACCCAGCCTGACCACTGAGGAGATCCCCAGAGTAGCTTGGATGTACTGCTTGGTGTGATCCAGCACCTGTTCCATTGCTTGCGCCATGGATGGCGGTACAGGACCCAGGTCAGCAATCATGCACATGCGTTCGTACGACACACCATCTACCAACGGGAACGAAGTCAGATAGGTGGTCGGTACGTAAACAGGAAGCCCATTACGATCCAGCAAAGCACAGATGATCGCACCAGCATCTCTTGCGCGTTTAAGCACTACTGGAAAGTCTTCAGGTGTAACCCCAACTGGTGCAAACACCAGCGTGTAAAGATCCAGCTTAGCCCCTTCCATCTCGTGGATGGTTCGAGTGGCCTCTACCGTATAAAAGGTAGACTGGTTTACAATCTGGTCAAATGGAGCAGCAGCTTCGAAACGCCCCGCCGCATTAATAGCGGGGATCATGTTTTGATCAGCCATGATTATTCTTCCACTACGCCGTCAGTCAGCATTTGATACTTCGTCAGCACCAGGATTTTAACCTTACCAACACGCTTTGCAACGTAGGTCTGGCCGAAGCGTTCAACACGGGTGATACCTTGAGGCGGCAGGCTGATAGGGGTTACCGTTTCAGCAGCAGCCAACAGACCTTCCATCTCACGGACGAACTCCATGGTCACACCATTCATCAGATCGAAATCCGTGTCGAGTGGCGAGATCAGGGAATAGTCAGGGAACAACGCCGTGATCTTTTCCATGCCTTCACGGTTGTTCAGCTTAGCCACAAAGGCACAGTTGAGCGACTTGTAAAGGAAGGGAACTTCCTGCATCGATTTTATGACGTGTGCCGGCGTCATGTTCGGTGTTAGGTAGCGGTCAACCAGCGCCATCATGGTTTCACGATCGGTGATTGGCGAGTACTGCTTAGCGCCGTTGGTCTTGTTTGTCAGGCCATAGCGGTCGAAGTTCGGGATGACGTAGAACTCGAGCGGGTTGAACAGGTCTGGGATCTTCTCTTCCCAACGCGGTCGACCGAACTCGGAGTTGTCGAGGATTTCTTGTTGCAGTTGATCGAACAGCTGATCTTCCGCATCCTGACCGTTACCCCACCAGATGAAGGTCCAGCTACCGATGTTTACATTCGGGGTGTTGATGAGGTCCACGATTGGGAACTCAAGAACATCACGGTCGGTATAGGGCCATGCACTTTGGTTGTTCAGGGTCTTCAGGCGATCTTCGATAACCTTCGGAGTTTCCAGCGCCAGCCGAGCAGCAATCTGCTGGTAGTTGGCGTTCATCAGGAAATCCATTTCCCCTAAAGGAAGCGGATGTACTGCGGTGAACTTCACACGTGGAAACTGATCCTGGAAGTAGGCGTCAGCAAACCAGAGGTAGAACTCTTGTTTCTCGCCACCAGCTACAATGTGATTACCGTGCACAAAGCTCGGGAGCCAGATCGCATTGTTGGTTGCCATTTCGCCGATGTCGGTAATTTCGATATCGTTCGAGAAGTTGGCTTGCAACAGGGCCAGTGTGTTGGGACGGCTGCTGGTGATGTTACCGAGTTTGGCTTGGGCATAAAGCCAGTCACCCATGCCAATTTGGCGTAAGGCAATTGTGGTCGACATCTTGACTTCGACGTTATCCGTAGTCGTCAGGAAGTTAACCAGTTCGGTAACTGTAGCACCGTCTGTTTTTGTAAAGGTCCCAGGGTCACGTTGGTAACTTCTGGATTTATTAGAAAGCTCTCCCAAAGGAGCGGCATTCTCTGGATTGTTGTTATAAAGTGGTGATATACTACCGAAAGACAAATACCTTGTAACGCTCATAACTCTCACCTCTTCAGTAAGGATGGTCCCATGTTAGCGGTCTTTAGAGAGCTAACCAACAGATCTATAGAATTTGTCCTCTCGTTGACAAAGGGTGAAACGCTTGAAGAGCAATTGACGTCTGCCTTAAAGACTCTGATCTTCGGGATAACAGTCCTTATGTTTGTGGTGACCAGTCTTGCGATTGCGAACTTCAACATGCGTACTGAACTCGTGGACATGGAGTCGGGGATATCTAAAGTAAACCTTTTGTTCGATGGGGATAACGGCGGACCTATCAAAGGGTTCATCAGAATCAACGACATGCTGGCAGGTCAGAACGTGGCCTTAAAGCAAGAAAACATCCTGTTCCTCAAGACCAACACTCGTCTGTTTGAGCAAAACCATTGGTTGCGTTTGCAGTTGCTCCAAACGCTCGACGAGAACGAAATCTTGCGTAAAAACAACAAAGCGCTGATTGATCTCGTCCCTCGTAAACGGTGATATGTTTCTTCACCCTGGAACCCATTAATGTGTAACTACACCTCTTAAGGGCACATCACAATGGACGAAATCATTCCGACGGTAAACATGGTCGTTTATCTCATCGCTAATGCCTTAGAACCCAAGGAAGGACGTCGTAAACATCATTACTACTTGGGTGGCCATGGTTATACTTATGATGTCAAGGAAGAAGGCAAAAAGAAACTGGCCAAAGACGTAGCCACCTCAACCGGCTATTACACCGGCAACAAACAAAAACCAAACACGGTCGTGGTGGTACAGGATATCGTTAGTCTGACAGTGCCTAATGCGCACAGTTTGATTGACAGCTTGATGAAGGGATTCTTGGAGGTTCTTAAAGTAGCAAACGAACGTGGTCAAAAGAACCTGTGGATCATCACTCCCCACAAGGAACTGGAAGCCATCAGTAAGCTGCAAGAGCCCGCTTGGAAAGTTGTATCGGGTCAAGATGTGAAAGTAGGTAAACACATCCTGACTCCGGAAGAAGTAAAGACTGGTTTGGAAATCTATCAACAGCTGGAGATTCTTAGAGCCAACAAGGAACGTAAGTTGTTCTTTGATCTTCCAGGGGCTGCTGAAGGCGGTCTGGGTAACCGACTCGCCCACAAGCAGATGGAAATCGCTGAGATTTCAAGTGTCTGGGGTCATGAGCAGAAGCCTGATGTTTCGGTTATGTCTCGTAAGGAATACGAGAACCCAGAGACAGATTTTAACAAGATGGTCGATGCCACTCGTTGGTACTTCGAAACCGGTAATCGGTCGAAGTTCTACGATCTGTTGCATGGGTACCGGGTCTACAGTTTCGGTAAAGTAGAACCCGACAAGAACTACTACGGCAAAATCACTCCTGACGTCACGTACTCGAAGTTGTACAGCTTGGAACCAATCACGTTGTTGGACAAGATGTATGAGTTTACCGCGAAGAAGATTGCTAACCCAGACGGGTATCTTTCAGCGGGAACACTTAACAACCTCACGGGCAAAGACGTTGCGCGTATGCTGGACGGGATTCCTGCTGTTAAGGACAACAACGACCTGGTATCACCTGTTACCAAAGGCAATGGCAAACCGGTACTGATCGAACTGATCTCGCCTGTATTGATGTCGTATCGTATTCGTGAGTTCTTGGACACCATGGACATCGTGTTGGAATCGTTCCTTAAAAAGGACGAGAGCAATGTTTTTGGTCACACCAAGTTCTATGACATCACGGATCAGATCTTCGTTAAGGAAGCCAATACCAAGGGTGTTGTCAAGTTGAAGTTACATCCCGAGTTTAACCAACTCAAGACGGCATTCAAGATACCGGTAGAGCACCGCAATGCGGTTAAGCCCGTACCGATCATGCTGTCGATTGGTTATGACATTCCAGGGCGTAATGCGTTTAACTCGATTGATGATCCTGATGTAGAAGTGTGGGTGGCTGTTGATACCCGTAACGAGCAAGGTATGCGTTACTGCACGCTGGTGAAGACTAAGGACTTCATCTACGTGCACACTGCGGCAGGGGCAAATCTTCGTGTGTTGTCAGAAGCAGAGCTGGGTAGAAAGTCATAAGCAATTATACTAACTACAGGAGCCCCGTAAGGCTCCTGTAGTTAGGTTTATGGCTGCTTGTTACTTCAGGTCGGCCAACGTCTTGACTTGTTCGTTGAACACCGCTGTGAGGTCGTTCAGGAGCACCAGGACTGCACCCGACAGGTTCACCAGACCAACAAACTTGTTGACGATGGTTTCGATGTCGTCGATACCCTGTTCACCGATCACCAGTTCGTTCGACTGGATCTTGTGTACCAGCAGTTGACCGAGTTCGTAAACGTTGGTCAGCTCTTTGGCCAGCAGTTCAACGTCACGCGCCCCCAGAGTCTGCACGGTGTTGTTGAAGGTATCAACGCAGGCGAAGAACTCGTCCCAGTTGAAATACACCTGGCCGATGGAGAACTTCAGTTTACGGCTACCGCTAGGCAGTTGACGCACGAAGTTTTCGGTCTTGCTCAGTGCGGTATCGAAGTCACGAATGCTCCAGTTGAAGCTGCGGTCGATACGGCCGTTACGAATGACTTGCTTCAGCCAATCATATAGTCTCGACGCCTCGGTTTTCAAACTGCACACGATGTAGATGCCATCGGTTACAGCTTTGGTGTGTGCCATCATGTTACCCATGCCAGCTGCGAAGCCTTCTGGGGTCAGGATTTCAACACCGGTGTTCTTAACGTACAACACTTTGTTGCCGACGAGGTTGTGTTTTGCAGCTGAGGCATCCACTTTGTGGATAGAGCGGCTCAGCACCGCCATGCGGCTGTCGATCGAGGTAGTGAACTCTTTAAAGAACAGCTTAAAGTTTTCACCGATGCTCAGAGCTTCGAAGCCCTGAACAGTAAATGGCTCTGGCTTTTGGACCAGTGCCAGGTAGTTTGGAGTATCGGTAGATTGTTCCATTACTGACCTCTGTATTGATATAGTTTGGGGGAGGGCAGTTGCCCAGTAATAATTGGGCGGGTGGCCCTGGATTGAATTCATAAAATTATCAGGAAGGTAGCAATGTCGAGTACAAGTCCGTTTTCTTTTGTTGAATCGATCAAGTCATCTGATTCGGTGATTCCAGCTTATAACGTATCGCCGATTAACGACATGGTTAACGGCGAGCACGTGATCGGCCCAGGCGGCGTTACTTACCTTAACGGCGGCGCCTGTCGTAACAACGCGGTGTGTGGCGGTAACAACACGCAGAAGACCGGTGAAGCCGCGCTGCAAATCGTACGCATGTTGTTCCGTATCCCGACGTCGGTTGCTTTCGTCATGGATATCGAGGCCACGTTGTCGGTTAAGCGTATGGCAGACATGTATGACCGGGAATGTGGGATTCCGGGCTACTTCAACGAACACGTTCTCAACAAGCGCTTCTTCTACTTCAACCGTAACGACCATAAAGCTAACCCTTTCGGCCGTCATGATCCGAAGGCAGAGATCGCTGGCGTTGATGGTACTTGGGTGCATAACTTCTTCAAAGACCTGAACGTCAAGGTTAAAGAAGACATCAAGGCCAAGAAAGACATTTACATCACCACGCCGTACCTCGGTAACGATGGCTTGCCAATCAAGCTGATCACTCCGATCATTACCTTTGTGGACTCGATCTCCGAGATGCACTTCCACAAGGTATCGGCACACTTCCAAGACGGCGACGTCGACGAGGGTGGCGAGAAGCGTACCCGTGACATGGCCATCGGCAACATGAAGCGCATCGTCTATGAAGACGCTGACGTACTCGGTGGCGAAGTCGGCTGTGTGCAGTTCTGGACCGCTCAGGTTGTTGACACCATCAACATGTCCGGTCGCCCCCAGGAAAAGGAATCGGTCTTCATCCGTCCTGGTAAGAAACTCAAGGGGCCGAAGTCTCTGATGCGTATCCCGCAAGTAGGCTGGGAGATCATCAAAGGTTCCGCTCTGAAAAACGGCCAGGAATGGCTATACCCTAACCCTTATGGACGCGACATTGTTCTCGATGCAGACGCTAAAGAAAACCCAGACCTTTTGTTTTACCCATTTACTGCCTATCGTAACAAGAGTGGCTCTAGTGGTGGCAGTTTCTTCTTTATTGGTTCCCAAAGTCTAGGGATTCAAGAAGGCTTGACCATGTATCATGCTATGAAAACCAACGGCATGTTCGGTCTTGAAGGCTCGGCGATCAGCCACGCCTGCGTTCTGTACCCGGAATGTAAACTGGGACGTACCACCATCTGGGAGAAGACTCTCACCGATGCCAAGTTGGAACGCGCCCTGACCATCTGCTACCAGATGCTGCACATGCAGTCCTTCTGGCTGGATACACCGAAGCGTTACCGCATCACCCCTCAAGAACTGTACACCAAGATCAAGGAGCAGGGGATCAGTTGGGACGACATTCTGGAAAACACCGTGTACTACTGGCACACGAACCCAGAGATCAAGAAGCACACCGTCTCCACCATGGAGCTGTTGAAGATCGCCATCGGCGAACGTAAGCCGTACTGGCTGGAAGCTGCTAAGAAATAAGCAGCATTTGTATAGGGGACCCAAACCATCGGGTCCCTTTCACTATTAGGGGAATGCAGGCAATGGACAATACCGAACAATGTGGAAACGTCGTGTTAGTGGTTGCCGACAGTAATTTTATCAACCTCTGTGCAGACCCTTTCGCTTATATGGCTCGCTTAAAGGCCAAGCTGTCTGAACGCTCTGCCCAAGGCCTTACCATGTTCACTGTTTCTGGTAAGTTCGGCGTGGGCAACATCGACGACACCATCGGGGTGATTCCGGTCGATGACAAGAACAAAACGGTGTTTGGTCAAACGCTGGAAAACGTCACCATGCTGTTCGACCAACTGGTCACGATCACCATCACTCAAAACGATCCCTTCCTCTCGATGGCATGTGAGGTGGTGACCAACGCCAACAAGCCTTATACCAAGTACGGTTATCAGAGGAAGTAATCATGGCGAAGAACCGTAAAGGTTTTGAAGACTTTATCCTGACCTTTATGGGTAAAGTTACGAAGGGTGGAGGCAACCGGATCATTTATGAACGGTTGTTCAAAGCCATGAATGACAAACAGTTTGAAGAGTTCATGGTCAAACTGGAAGAGATTGAAGTGCTGGCCATCTGGGGCAGTAACAACGATCCGAATGAAATGATCGACTGGGAGAACCTCAAGAAGCTCGCAAAGGAGTATGGGGTCTCCCTGGAACAAAAGCTCGTGATCTACGACGAGGAGACGGGCATCAAGTCGATGACTCCGTACACCGCGATTGTGGGTACCGATGTGCTGCGTAAGCAACGTCAGATGTGGGTAAAAAAGTTCTCCGCTGCCAAAGACGACACAGCCATCGACGACCTTACAGGGCAGGTCATGGGTGACAGCCGTTCGACTGGTATCAGCCAACCCGAGATTACCGTGTTGCGTAACCTTGGGTTGACCACGATGGCCAACGAACTGTACAACGTCAAGGGTGGTGATCAGCAAGCTCTGCGTGCGTACAAGAACGATATCCTCACTACGGGTAAAACCAACACCAACTCCAGCTTGGCTCGGGGTGATATTGCCAAGGTGTTGAAAACCGCACACTATCTGTTGCGGGCTCGTGGTATCGACAACAACATGAATAGCAGGGCGTAAGTATGGATGACATGAATGACCTGTTGCACCTTAAAGCGGTGATCAACAACGCCCTGATTGACCTCCAGGCTGATACACGCCCTGATCTGAAGATTCCCCTGTCCGGTATCTTCCTGACTCCGCTGATTCGCTTTGGCGAGGGCTACGACGTCTTTAACCGTGGCATTGGTATGTCTGGTGCGGCGTATGACAGCTGGATCAACTACCAGATGCAGGTACTGACGGATCTGGGTGTGGCTCGTGAGAAGCTGATCGATAACTTCGAGAAGCTACTGGATAGCGTGATCGGCGGTACACCTGGCGGTGAAGTGGCTCAGCGGCATGACGACCATAAGGCGTTGTCTTACCTCGTGTTGTTGGCCACTCGTGTCTACGGCGATGCCATGCGTCTTGCGGTGGAGCCTGAGCCTGAGAAGAAGGAAGATAAGAAATGAACAAGGTCCTGGAAATCTATACGGAGATCGATTGCATCTATGATCCCCGTCGTGGGTTGCTCAGTCTGTTGATGACTCCTGACATCACGGATGACGCTGAACGCGTAAAGCAGGGCAATGCTCTCTGGGACCTGCACGTTGCTGACAACTACAAGGAACGTCAAATCGACTACTTCAACTACCCGTTCTTCAACATCGATCGGGTCAAGTATGAAGCGGCTTGGAAGAAGCGTTCCATCAGCGACTGGCTTATGTACTACCCGTCTAACTTCTACAATGACTTCATCCGCACTGTGGTGGAGCTGGAGCAGTTGGACGAGAAACCTGTGGCGATCAAGACGGTTAACCTGAACGTTAACACCTTTCCGTATGACTTTGATCAGGCGATGCTGGATGACTTTGTCCTTCATTGCAAAGCTGCGTTCAAAGGACTGGTGACAGTCAAGACGTTTAAGAGTGATCCGGCTAAAATGGATTCCTTGTACTACAAGCAATTCCGTTATGTATTCAAATACGATTCGCTGATTGGCGAAGACTCCAGGCTGTTGATTGAATCCCTGGGTAAGAATCCAATCCCGAATACGGCGTTTGTAGTACCTGACATCCTGGCACAGAAGCTCGACACCTTTACTGGTAGTGTTTCTGACTTGATCTTCAGCATGAGCATGTCGTTGGGTACAGCGATTACCCTGGTTCCAATCAAGCACCGGTTCTTCGATTACGCAGAAGCATAAACGTCCCGTTACTAGAGTGGAGGCATTGCCTCCACTCTAGCTTTATGCTCGGTTATTTTTAAACGGGGTTACCATCTATGTCGACCAAAGAGTTACCCTGTACGAGTTCTTCTGGCTTGATCGGGGCGATGTCTTTGGCAGCATCCAGCAGGGACTTATTAGGGTCCAGCAAGAACCGCGTCATGTCGAATACCGGCAGAGATACCGCACCACTGCTGATGGTCTTCATAGCTTCCAGCATTTCGTTGAAAGCCAGTACGTTGGTTTCGCCTTCTTTCTTTTTGGCTTTTTCCTTACGGTTATCCCGTACGGTTTTTTCCATGTGCCCGATCAGTGAGCTGACACCTTCCAGAAGAGATGCACTGGACGGCTTAGCCAAATACTGCTGCATCGCGTAGTTCAACAGCAGGGCCCGGTTTTGCTGGATCGCTTCTACCAGTTTATTCTGGTCTTCGTCTTCCAGGTCCAGGACCAACGCCTTGCGCAATGCTTGCATCGCTGCGGCGGCTTCTTCATCCTCGGTCCGGTGCTTCTTATCCAGATCCGAGAGCTTGTCTGCGAATGGGGAAAGCTCTTTTACTGGCTGTTCGGTAGTGTCCATAAATTTATAAACCTATATTACTAGATTGAGAGAGCAGTAGGAGCATGGTTTCATGATACTAACTAAACGGTCCACACTTCAGCTGCTAAGCAAACTCCCTATTGTTGGGAAATGGGCACAGCTGGAACACTGTAATCAGTTGTTGGAACAATTCGATGAAGTGCAGAGAGGCTATGGGTCTGCAAAGGTCCGTTTTATTGACTCTGTGACACTTCTATACGATGCGCTGCTAGAAGTCTGTGTCTTCGAGTTACAGGAAGACTTTGACTGGCTCTATACCCTAGAACTCAGTGTGTACACACGCACCTCTGGGGATGCTCATAGGCTGTTAGCGGGGCTATCAAGCGGGACCCCCGTCAAGGTGGAAGATTGCTTCCGCAGTTTTGACGTGGGTAGGAAGATACCATTCATGGACTGGTATAGCAGTGGTCATACAGCGGCACTCTTCTTTACGTATGGGGTTAACCTGATCAAGCAGTACTGTGAGCAGCATGCTGAGGAACTCACACCCGAACAGGTTAAGGCGAAGAAGCGTGTTTACAATCCACCACTCGATGCATTCATGACGAGCAAACACTTCAAAATGTTAACTGAAGACCTAATCGCATTTGCTCGGGTCATGGTGCAATCTCAACAAAGGGTGCTTAATGGAGAAGCCAAAGAAATACCTCAGGGCTAACCAGCTGGACAGTATCTCCCACAAGTATGTCGATGACGATCAACTTCAGGACACACCCGCACGGTTGTACCGGAAGCTGTTGCATCAGATGGACATGAACCCACGTAAGTGGATCAGCTACTTGCGGGATTATCTGGACTGGCGGGTTACTACCACTGATCCTGATAAAGCGAAAGAGGAACGTACCACTCGAACTGGCAACATCAAGGACACGTACTTTCAGAAGCCTGGCTTAACGTTTAGCAAGTTTCTGGAAGGACTTTCAATTTTAAGGATGGCTAAGGTGGAGATTATCTTTAAGGTAACCGACACTGAAGGCAAGGAATATATCGTGTCAGAGGTGCAGCGGATTGTAGGTAAAGACCGTGCGCAGTTGCCTCCAGTACGTGATGACGAACCTGAAAGTTCTTGACCGGTACGGTATAGGTGGGGGTCTTCCCCCACCTCAACCTCCTTTATTTTTTTGTTTGATTAGGGGTTCACATGATGGATTTATTCAGCGGACTGGATCTCAGCCCTTCTGTTAGCAATTTCCAGAGTAACACCAACACCGCAATGAAGACGGTCAAGGAGTCTTCTCTGACACCGGCTGACGTAACCACTGCTAACCAGAAGCAGGGTGTGGCGTTAAAGACCAGTCGCGATACAGGCGTATTGGGTACAATCTCCGAATACCGCTCTACGGCCGTAGAACAACTCAACGGTATCATTGGTGACCTGTCGGGTGGTTTCCTTAACTTCAAGGACCTCACCAAGAGTATCCGGATGGGGCCTGATGGCATAACCTTCAGTGACAGCGCGATCATCCAGGCAGTAACGGGTGCAGCAGGCTACAAGGTTAGCGGTCAAAGCGGTGCGGCCCGTGCGTTGTCGTCTGAGCTGGCCAACCAGTTCAAGAAGATCACTGGCTTGAACATCAGCAGTATCCTGACCACTAACGGTACCAAGTTCCGGGTCAATGATAACTGGCGTGGGCAGTTGGGGAAACAGACCCTGAACATGCTCGGTAAGGCAGCTGGTCTTGATGACTTGCTGGACACCAGTGTTAAAGGGGCCTTCTACAACAGCGTACTGAAGAATGCGGCTATCTTCGGTATGTCGGATAGCTACCGCAAGATCTGGGACTCTTACCCGAAAGGGTTTGACATGATCCGTCGAGATGCTGCCATTGAAGCCATGCAGGACGTGATCACCAACGGTGACGTTGAATCCATGGATGAGATGCTCAAGCTGTTCGACACTCAAACCAAGAACGTATTGCTGGGCAAATACCCACGGTTCGTTTCGACGTTGTTCAGCAACTTCAAGTTCGACAAGACCGCTATCCCGGAAGAGTACCCGATCATCCGTGGTAAGTTGTTGGCTATTCTGACTGAACTGATCGGACCGGAATGGTACCTGAAGCAAACTTACTTCGGTAAGGTACTGGACCTCGGGTTGATGAATGCTGCAAGTCGTGACCTGATCAAGTTGCTACAACCGGTGGATGAATTGGTTCCCCTGTTGTGTACGGCAGGCATGTTCCACGACCAGTCAGCCTTGGTACAGTTGCGTGGTCAATTCCCTGGTGCTGCAAAGTACGCCTTCTAAACACGCTTTAACCCCTCCTACCCTTTGCGGGGTAGGAGGGGTTATAGTTACCACTAAGTTTTTTATCGGGCCATCGGTCTTACAAAGATGCGTGCCAGGTCGCCCACGATCGAATCGTTCACCTTGGCTGCAATGTTGTCAGCCCGGATACTTTGTTTCATGTCGAGGACAATGCCTGTCAGGTTACGGTTGAGACGTGCGTACTTCATCACGGTGTCGAGGTAGTCAACACCGGTCAAACGAGACAGGTAGTTGTTGTAAGCCGTATCGTCGTTGAACAAACGGTTCGCTACCTGAGACGGGTTGGTGGCATCCAGCAAGCTGATAGAGCGGTCAACTGGAACGGTGATCAACGGCTCAAGGTCAACGATGGTGAAGTCGATCTTGATGTTCAGTGGCTTACGATCCAGAGTCCAACCACCGTCACCCGAACCAATGGTAAAGCTCAGGCTTTCCATCATGCCAGTACGAATGATCGAACGGGACTTACAGAAAGCTTTCAGCATGAACGGCGAGGTGTAGGTCGAACCACCCGCAGAGTTCGGAGCCACCATCGGCAGGAACAACGCCAGCAATACCCAGATCTTCATGATCTGTTCGTAAGGGTGGGCGTAGTTACAGTTGGACGAGATCGAGTAGTTCTCCTTATGCAGGTTAGTCGTCGAACCGTCCCAGTGGTCAGCGATCTTCACGTAGCTGTTGTTCACCAGCGCCAGCGGGATGTTACCGATCACAGTACCAGACAGAGCACCGATTGCACCGTCTTTAAGGGTGTTCACAACGGTGTCGATGATACCGATACCCGTTGCACCACCAGCCACGTCAAAGCGGAAGTCGTTCGCTGCCTTAACCACCGAGTTGAACTTCTCAGCCATAGGGGACGGAGAATGGCTGTTGGAGAAGCTGTCCGTTACAGGACCCACGCCGCCATCAACACGGAAGGTGATTGCATCGAGACCGCCAGAGAACGCTGTCTGCACCAAGTCGGCTACGTCGCCTGCCCAGGTACGGTCGTTAGGGTTGTCTTCATACGAGATGGTTTGCCCACTCGCAATGGCCTCGTTACCCCCGGTGTATGACGAAGCAGGTTGTGGACGGGTAGAACTCTGGTTAGGGTTGATCCCCGGCGTAGCACCCGGCGCACCTTGGCTGGAGTTCTCCATCCCAGTGCTTGAACCCGCAGTAGCACCAGTACCAGCACCGCCACCACTTAGATCGTCGACCTGTTCCTTAAAGCCGTTGTTGACGTTCTTGTAGGCTGATTCGTTGGCATACGCACTGTCCTGCTCAACAAACTTACCTTCATCCTCACCACGGTACTTACTGACCGAGTTCATTTCCTTCTCAATAAACTCTTGAGTTGGATCACCTGCCCAAACAGTGTCATCGAAAGTAACTTCTTCCATGAGCTGTTGAGCGCGGTCGAACTTCTGGTCCGGTGTGGTCAGCGCCTCGTTATCCATCGCTGCCAGTTTATTCAACATGACACGGTGTTTACGAGTACCCTTCATGATCAACCGCATTAGGTCGATCGTGCCGTCGGCGTTGATAACGTCAGGCATCAGCAGGCTCATGTCCGCCACAGCCTTGCTGTTATCGTAATCAGGCTTACGGCCGTACAGACCGTCAGTTTGTTCCTGGGTACGCTTAGGCAACACTGGATCGATGTAACCCAGCTTAACCATGAGGTCGTTGAGGATACCCGTGGCCGCCATGGTGTACGCACCCATCGCTGGCTTACAAGTCCAGAAGTTGTTCTTCGGTGCATCCGTCAGGAACGACAGGAACTGAATGCCGATGCTGATCAACTGCATAGGCCAGAAGGCAATAGCGGTAGCCGCCTGTCCCATGTAGAACGCCAATCCAGGAGCACGACCTTTGTTAGCAATGATCGCAGCAGAAGGGCTGAACATGTTGGTAATGAAACTGAGCAAACCAGCAAACTGCGGAACGCTCGGTGTCAGGGTCAATAGGGTAACGTTGTTTTCGTATACCTCTTTGTACATGCTTCCCATACCACCCTCAGACGAATTCAAGAATCGACTGTAACGAGGGTCGGTGGCTGGGCTGCTTTGGGGAATAGGGTTAACGTAGCGGTTATCACCTGTTGCGCTGCTAAACACGTTGAAGTAACGATCCCAGTCCATTTGCTGTAACAGGTCGCTGGGTTGGACACCACGTGTAAGCAAACGAAACGACTTGGTGATAATGTCGCGATCTCGAACACTTACGGTCATTGATAAATACTCGGCTTGTGAAAATAAAAAAGAGAAGGTGGGAGTGACCCCACCCTCTGTAACATCAGATGTTTACGCTGTTAGGCGCAGGCTCTGAGTTCTTAGCCATCTTCTCTAGGAGAGCATGGATACCCGCCAACAGTTGGTTCGTGTCGCTCTGCTTACTCACACCCTCCTCCGTAGTGGTGGTGAGTTTCGCCATCAAGCCACCCGGATCGGCAGGTTTCTCCGCTTCCGGAACTTGTACACGAGGTACTGGCTTGTATGGTTCAGGCGCCAGCTGGGCACTTGGCTGTGGAACAGCGCTAGGGCCAGCAACAGGACCTTGTGGGTTAGCAGTTGGACCACCTGGTTGTCCAGGCAATGGCAGGGAAGTATAAGGTCCAGGGATTGCCCCTCCACCTGCTCCCGGCGCAACTTGAGCACCCCCGCCTTCTGCTGGGGCGTTGCTTTTCATTGCTGGTGTTGGAACGGTCGTTGTATCTGGCGGAGCAGAAGGCATCTGACCTGGATCGTACTGCTGATCCTTTTCAGTTACCGTACCACCCGCTGTTGTGTCCTGACCGGCTGGTTGTTCAGCACCAGACGCTTGTGCGAACTTATCCGCTGCTTCCTTGGTCTTGAAGCCCACATGCACGTGACCGCCAGTAGCACCAGCCGAAGCCTTAGCGTACTCGTCGATCAGAAGGAACTCACTAGGCGCCATGTTGGCCGACCGCAGAATCCCCATCACGACAGCCATCCCCACCCTGGCACCGGCCGCGCCGTTGGTCAGAGTAAAGTCTAGCGCCAGCCCTTGAGCATGCTTGGAGTTGGGCTTCTTGTTTTTGTGGAACGCGTCGTTCAACGCAGAGAAGTAACGGAAGTTAGGGCACTTACTCTGGATCAGTTGAGCCAGACGGATAATACCAGGGTGAGCGTTACCGCCCGCAATGGCCTCTCCTGACTTCAACCGCAAGCCACTCGAGTTAATACCTGCCCCGCCACCTACCAGAGAACCAGGTTCACTAGGAGCCTCGTTACCGTAGTTGCCACTGTAATCTCCGCCACCGCCACCGGGAGCCATCAGACTTGGAGGAGTCCCGTAGGAACCACCGCCGCCGCCGCTAGCAGCACCGGCTGCGTTACGCGAACCGCCGCCTGGAGCCACACCGATCGGCGGAGTAGTACCGCCACCAATGGTTGGACCAGCAGGAGCACCATACATACCACCAGCACCCTGAGAAGGCGCAGCATTGGTACCCTGTGCAGCAGCATCATCCGCTTTCAACTGACCGCTTTGCAATTGCTTCAAGTAGTCAGTGTAGAGCTGGAAGCGCTTAGGCATCCCCGGCAGTTCGTTACCACCATTCAAGCCAGTGGCTGCACGACCGAAGTTACCGTCCTGCGTGATGCTTTGCAGCAGCTTGCTGTTTTTGTAGAAGTTAACCGCAATAGCAGCCATGACGTTTGGATCGTTAGACGCCAGCTCTGGATTGTTCACCAGGTCAATGCCCAGTTGTTGTCCAATGCGAGCGTACATTGACCGACCCGTCAGTTGTACCAAGCCACGACCGCGATACTTCCACCCATCTCCCGGTGCCACGTTACCGATCGACTGCCCCTTACCGCCACCGTAAACAGTGTTGGCGATAGCTACGGGACCTGCCGCGATAAGCGCACGCGCCTGTGGCAGGCTGGTAACTTCCCTGAACGTCTTCACCAGGTTTTCAGGTGTGGAGTAGTTCATGTTCTCTACGGTACGGCTGTAACCGCCGGTCTCGTAGTTGGTAAGTGCCAACATCTCAGCAATCGCACGAGGATCCGTAAACCCTTGTTTCAACATCTCGCGAATGATGAGCTGCTCTGCCAACGACTTAGGTACCTTAACCCCGTTGTCCTTCCCGTCGGCTTGTTGCACACCACTGAGGTCCAGGTGACTGGTGTCGCTGTCGCCTGTTAGCGGTGCATAGCCGTAGGAGTTGCCAGGGGTCTGATAAGTACCGCCAAGCCCAAAGGTGTTGCCCGTACCAGAACCACGGCCGGTACTCGTACCAAACTGTCCACCGAGCGCAACGTCACGGCTGGTTTTAGCCTTGCTCACGTCATCGACGTTTGCCCGTTTCGTTGTAAAGTCACCACCCGTCTTGTGAGGGGAGATGGTCGTAGCCCAAGCTTGAGTGTTGGTTTTACCGGCTTCCTTCTCTGGATCCTTCAGCTTAGCCGTTGTACTGGCTTCCCCGAGCACAGCCAGCATCCGGTCTACCCGGTCTGGTTTACCTGGAGATACCGAGTCCTTAAACGGCGCAGCCCTGACTACCCAGATCGGCACCAGCGTCGATTTATTGATCTCGACCTTAGTCTCTACCAGCCCACGAGCGATTTCATACCGAGCAGTTACCGACAGCGTACGCCACACCACCCCAGGGTTACCACGGCGGTAGTTTTGTACCAGGTTGAAGTAGTTGATGAGGACTGGCATGAAACGGTCTTTAAACCACTTACACCAGTTGTCCGCATCTCCTGCATCCAGACGGAAGGCTTCCTTGAACAGGCCAAACACATCACCGACTTGACCGTTGAACTTAGCACCCCCTTCACCGATGGTCATCAGGGATTCGCAGTAGCGTTCCAGTCTCAGAACGGCATCCACACGCCAGGTCATATCCAGGTCGTTACCGTAGCACGCCAAACGAATACCAGTGAGCATATCCACCGGACGGTCGTCAGGCAGCAAGTCCTTAATAAAGACCTGCGACGCCACCACACCTACCTTGTAGTTGCTGTTCAACTGCGCCAGCTGGCTATTCACCTCATTCAGACGAGTTTGTGCTTTGATTACAGTCTGCAACTTTTCATTGCTATCAAAGAACCCACGAGGTGCGTCTACCTGCGCTTGCAACGCAGACTGTTCCTTCTTCAGCGCATCCACACCTACAGGCATAGCCACCGGTGCATTTTCAGCCACGCCATCGGTTTTACGGTCGATGTACTTCTTCAGCTCTTCCAGCAAGTTGTTGCAACGGACGACTGTAGCCTTCTCACCCAAGATAGGGGTTTCCGGATCGATCTTGGCGCTAATCGAGTACGGGAACGGCATCACCGAACCGAGGGTCTGGTGAACCTGCTTGGCTACCTTGTAGACGTCCTGACTCACCGCATCGTCATACTCCTTTAACGACTTCATCTTGACAACGTCGAGACAAGCCATGTAGGTCATGAAGACGGGTTTGAAACGACCGTTGAACCAGCTGAACACACTGCCCGCTTGTTGCTTGTCTTTAGGGTCGGTGATAAAGGCATTGAGGACTTCTTGAAGTGGAGCATCTTTGGACAACGATGCGCGACCGTTACCGATCACAACGAAGTCTTTCAGTTTCTCCTCGATCTGCACGATCTTCTTCGCGAGGTCACTATCAGGATCAGACACACCGTACTGAGTCATCCGGAGTTCGTACTGCTTACCCGAACCACGTTTAACGTAGCGGTAGATCCCGTAGCCAATTGCACCTACTGCAAGCACACCCAAAGTAACTGGGTTAAACAGCAGTGGAGCCGCCATCCCCCAACCAGCCGACAATGCAGTACCGGCACCCGCCGCAAGAGCACCCACACCGATGTCCACACCAGCAGCCGCAGCCACGCCAGTGGCCACCTGGTAAGCACCTACCACGTTAGTGGCCGTTGCTACGGTGTCACCCAGCGACTCCAGCGCTCCACCCTCGTCGATCATTCCGGAACTAACCAGAGCATCGACACCCAAACCAACCGCCATACCGGCACCCAGTTTCCAAGCACCCTTCCCTACACGCCCACCAGGGGTCTTACGACCAGCTTCACGTGCAGCACGTTCTTCTTTGGTACGCTTCTTCCCACGCAGTTGGTCAAAGGCATCAGCACCTGCGCTAGTGACACTGCGAGTGCGGATCAGTGTAAACAGACCCTTGGCAATGGCACCAATCCCCGTGGCGATAAATGGCAGCGTCTTGATACCGATACTGGCAAAACTGCCCAGCGTCTTGAAGCTGTTCCACCACGAACCCATGAAGAACGAAGAGAGACCAGCGATACCACCGGCAATTGCACCCAGTCCGTCTTTCAACAGGCCGAAGATACCGGTGCGCTCTTTCTTCTCTTTCTCACCCTTCTTACCGAAGAACCCCATGCCCTTGCTCATACTGATCAAGGCATCTTTGGCGTCACTGTCTTTCTTCTTCTCGGCCTTTTCCAGCTTATCGGCACGAGAGTTAAGACGGTTGTTCTCTTCAGGTTGTTCACCCAGTTGCTCGCGAACACGAGCCTTGATACCTTCTTCCACAGAGCCGAGGAACTTATCCTTAGGTCGAGTATCTTCCGTCTCCCGACGTTCCACTTCCTCTGGACTTACCAAAGGTTGTTGCGAAGCCTGAGGAATTTCCAGGCGATCGTGAACAACTTTGTTTTCCTCGTACTTCTTGTAGGCAGACTGCTTGAGCTTGATCTTCAGCTTCGGAGGCTTAACACCAGACTCAGGCACTTCTACCATATCGCCGCTCGGTGGAACAACCGAGGTAACAGGTGGAAGCTCCAGCTCAGCGTAACCCCAGTGCTTCAGCAGCAAGTGGTAGATACGGTCGACTGAGTTGACGATCGGACTGTAGTCGGCCTTGAGAGCCTTTACAGTGGCGTCCTTAGCCTTAATGAGACCAGGCATTGCCTTGGCACGCGCTTTGTTGAACAGGTCAAGACCAAAGACGCCCAGTTTCTTGCTAGCATCGCCCAGCTTGTTGATGCTCACACCCATCGAGGTTTTCAGACCACGGTCGTATTCCTCTTGGGTAATGATGACCTCACCGTCCTTGTCATAGACCGGACCCTCGATCTCATGCCAGCCTGTCAACTGAACCGCAGTACCGTCTTCACCACGTTTCCAGTAAGCACCAGCAGCAAAACGTTTGCCTACCAACACCGGAGAGCTGTCGCCCTCTTTGTAAACGTCCATCTGGTGGAAACGGTTAACGATCTTGTTCTTCAGACCTACAGCACGCCCAAACGGATCGACCCACTTAAACGCCTTGATTGCGAGCGAGCGGATCTTGCTCAAACCGCTGAGAAGAACTTCTTTGTTCTCTTTGGTGAAGAGCTTAGCCGACAGACGACGAGCACCAATGATGGTTTTCGTCACACCGTCTCGAACGCTACCAGAGATCTGCTTCCACGACGTGATGAGGAATCCTTTCGTTGCATCGTAGTAGTCCTGGTTCGCCAGCTTGTGCGCTTCGAGGATTGGGGTATCAGAACCTTCCTCGTAGAGATCTTCGCTGTCCAGTGGGTCTCTGGCTTTCGCCATGGCGTGGTACTTGCTGTAAGCCAAAGCCACCGCAGCACCACCGCCTAACAGCGCAGCCGCTTTAGGGTCATGCAGGGCATAGGTAGCCAAGCCACCCAACAGACCACCCAACACCAACGGCTGGTTATCCAGCAGTTTACCCACGCCCTTGTTGAACATGTCCTTCAGGTTGGTTGCCTTCAGACGGTCAATGATCGAACGCTTACCGGCGTTCTCGTCACGTACCTCTTCAGAGGTCTTCGGGACGCCACCGGTTGGCTGGCTGTTGAGGATACGAGTCAGGAGATCATTACGCTCACCCCCCATCTCTACCAGACGCTTAACCTGTTCGTTGAGACTGTCCATCCCTGCGGTTACAGGAGTCAGGTCCAGCAGCTGGCTCATTGGGTTACTAGGACCCATGTTGGCAAACGCGTTCTTCAAATCACCCATGCTAGCCAGTGATTCAGTCAGCTTGTCCATCCCCTGAACCTTGATGCCCTCTGGAGCGGCTTCATCAGGGATTACAGGCGTTCTGTTGCCGAAGGTCGGCACAGTGTAGGGGAAGCCACCGAAACCGCCTGAGCGAGTTGGCAGAGGCGCACGATCAGGGATCTGTTCACGTGTACGACGGTTAGGGTCAGCAATGAACTTACCCATCACGTCCCACATCATTTCCATGTTGACATCATCACGGCCAAACTCATCCGTGGTGATTACGCCCGATTCCTTCAAGGCATCATAACTGCCGGTGCCTTTCAGGATGTCCAGCTGGTTGGTGATGTCTGGAACAACGTTACCCAGACTCTTAACCGCATCAGCAATCCCGACAACGTTCTTACGGGCCTTTTCAGTTGGCAGGTAAGCTGCCTTCTTAATACGGTCCACGTCACTGCCAGTTTCAAAATCAGCAATGTGTTTGTCGGTAATGTCGAAGGCAGCCTTCATGGCACGAGCGATTTCACGAGCGATCTTCGGAGAGACGCCAGCATGCTCATCCAGCTTCAGGTAGTTCCATGGCGTGAACGCCTCTTCCTTATCTGCACCTTGAATCAACTGCATCGACAGGGTGCGCTTGGCCTCAGGGCTGAGTGTACCCATACCCAGTTGGTCAATCGTGTCGGTCACGTTGTTAGACGCAGTTGCAGCCGACTGGAAGTTGTTACGGTTGAAGACCTGGTTAACAGCACTGTTAACCTTTTGTTCGTGGGTGATGAACTTAGCCTTCACGTAGTCATACGACGCTGGCTTCAGCTTGTCATCGCCGGTACGGGTCTTTTCCAACGACAGGTGGATCTGGCTCAACCACTGAGGAATGATTTCGTTCAGGGTGCGATCACTACGACGGCTCCACTGAGTTTGCTCGTAGCTGTCTGCCAGCGTACGGTTGGTCAGGGAGTAACGGTTGCCGGAACTGGACCACGAGTTCTCGTAGAGCATCCCCAGGCCTTTGTTAGCGCCCTTCTTCAGTCCGTTCATGACGTTCCATTCCAGTTTCGAAATGGGTTTGTCAGTTGGACCTAGGGACGCCAGGTACTCGTCGTAGTCTTCGTGACCAGTCGTGTCGAAGCCGCCACTGTAGTGACGCTGCATGGCGTTAACCAGGCCCTCGGCGTTACCCGTGGTGTAGGTCGCTACGTTACCCAGATCCTCCATTCGCTTGTAAGCGTCTTCCGCCCACTTCGCTTGTTTCGGATAGTTCTTCTTGAACTTGGCTACGTACTCACGTGCCTTACCAGACTTCAGGAGGCGAGGCAGGTTGCTGATAAACAAACCAGCGGCAGCATTACCTGCGATGTCACCGAGATTGAGGCTCATCCCCTCAGTCATCTCGGAAGCCATGCGCAGAGAGCCTACAACGTCGCCTACGCCCTGGATGCCATCACGCCGTGCATCCTTACCGAACTTGTCGTTGATGAACTCAGAGATGCCACCGAACTTGCTCTTGACCGTGCTGAAGAACTGCGAACGGATTTCCTTGCGGATAGCCTGGCTGTGAGAGGTCTTCTCATAGTCCGACATCTCCGAGAATTTACGGATGCTCTTCAGTTCGTTGATAACCCGGTGTTGAGCAGCTTCCTGGAACTTATAGTACTTGGCGTTGGTCAGGTACATCCGCGTCATGACGTTCAGTTGCATGGCATCGCTACGAGCTTTCACTCGACGCTGATGATCCAGCAACTGTTCCATGAGTTGGTTGTTACGCACCAGAGACCGGTTGAGGGTGTTGATACCACCAATGGTCCGCCCGCCGACTTCAGACATCATGTCCATGGTACGGTCAGCGATGGTTTCCATCGTCGAACGTTCTAGCAGGGAATTAGCTTCACCTGCCTCCATGACCATTTTGATTTCGTCGTCGTTGACGCCTTCCATCCGAGGAGCGCTGTCACTGTCCCCTTCATAGTCGACCTTTTCCCAGTCAGAAAAGTCGTGATCACTGAATTTCATCAGTTGATCGGAGATTTTATTAGGACCCCCTTTACCCAGTTTGCCCGCAGCTCTTTTTGCGAGATACTGGAGATCCTGTACCGTCTGGTAACTATCCCCCTTAACTTCCTCCATTACCTCTTTACGGCGGCGGTTAAGTTCAGCGACGTTACTGAAAGCGCCGAGCCAGGTATTGGGCAAAGCCATTTTGAGGGTGTTGACCCTGGCGTCTGTGTCACCAATCGTCTTTCCGACGACCCCCGATAGGAAGCCCGTAGCAAAGCTTCTGATAAAGCCCGCTTTGGGTTTATCAAAATCGTCGTCAAAGTCTAGATCGCCACCGAAGGGATCATCGTCCCACGAATCGAAATCATCGGCCATCTTTAACTCCTAAGGGATAATTTTTAAATGAAACCCACAAACCTAACGTTACTGGACTTTAACAAAATCGCACCGCCTGTGTTCAAGCCGGTAACGTCCACTGACGCGTTTGAAGGCATGACCCAAAACCTCAATGATGAGGGCCTGTATTCGCTGGAAATCTTTGGCAAGCTGGGTAGCAAGGAGCGCGACGAAACCGAAGCGTACATTGACACCAAATTAGAAATTTTCAACCCAACTTACTTTAAAGCGATGATTCAAACAAAGTCGCTTTACCTCGGAATTCTCAAAGGCACGGAATACGCCACCTGGGACCCACAGGCCAAAGATTTCATAAAATCCAACCTCCTCGAAGGTGAGACAGGTTTCAGTTTCTTTGTAAGCCATTTCAAGGAACTGATCCCCACAATGACCGAGAGTTACAAGCGCAAACAAAAGGTTGAAATGGTTAAACGTTTCAAACCGATTGCCTTGGCAGCTAAGGTCTTGGTTCCTCCTGCGGGTCTGCGAGACATCGAGTTCCAACCGGATGGCACTGTAGTAGAGCCAGAGATTACCGACTTCTACCGCAAGCTGCTGTTCCGTACTCGAGTGGTTTCGCTGGGTAGCAAGGAGGATGGCGAGAACCCACTGTACGATACCGTGCGTTGGGGTCTGCAAAGTTCTTACAACGACATCGACCAGTACATCTTTGATCTCATGGATGGCAAGTCGGGTCTGTTCCAGCGTCGCGTATCGACTCGTGGTGTAGTGTCGGGTACACGTAACGTTATTACCGCACGTAAGGTCTCCAGAGAGCATTTGCACAGAGGGAACGGGGTAAGCCCCAACTCGGTGGATATGGGTCTCTATCAGGCGCTGCTGAACTTCCAGTACGTCTGCATTCACGCATTGCTCACCAAGTACCTGGGCACTATCTTCAGTCCAGGATCCCAAAACGTCAAATTGGTCAATACCAAGTCACTGGAGTATGAATATGTTGAGGTCTCAGCAGCCGTTGTCGAGAAGTGGTCAACGGCCACAGGCATCTCCAAACTCTTCAACGGTTTTGGAAACGCGCGTCTTCGCTCAAAACCCATCGTCCTTTCGGGCCACTATCTGGCGCTGGTGTACGACGACGGTAGCGATGTTTGTGTCCTGAGTGATATCAACGATTTGCCAGCCGGTAAAGACCGTAAACTGGTGACTCCGATTACCTACATGCAACTCTACTACCTCTCCTGCCACAAGGTTATTGGTGATCAGGTCTCCCAGCAGACTCGTTACCCGGTAATTGGTATCGGCTCGATCTTCCCTGCCAAGGTTAACCTCTTGAGCATTGAAGGTGCCAAGCCGCGTACCATTCGTGACACTGAGTGGGAAGTGGTTGAGCAGTGCATGCGTTATCCTCACAACGTTGACCACCCTGACTACTTCGACGCAATGTCGGTAGACCCTAGCCGTGAAGCGGGTCTCGATTCCGACCACGACGGTGACATGCTCAACAGTAACAGCGTGTGTGCCGAAGACAGTAAGGCTCAGGTCAACGACCTGTTCGGTAAACGCGAGTACTACATCAGCGGCAGCGGTCGGTTCCTCTACGACCCTGTGAACGAACCCATCTTGTTTATGCTTAAAGCCGCCACCAGCGGTATGGAGGAATAAAGGTATGAATCTCCCACCGGCGATTACATTCAGTGCTCTGGATGCTGTGACCGGGGACGAAGCGCTGTACCCCCAGTTTTACCGCGCCTTTGTTCAGCGTAAGCGTCAAGAGTTGATCGCCCCTGTCTTTATCGGGATTGGCGAGATTATCTTGCCACGTGCCTCGCTTGTTCACTTCTTCCCCAGCAACCCACAAGAGATCGGTCCTTCCGTCTCTGAAGCCTTTATCAGTAACTACCCTGATGAGGTGTTTGTTGAGTTCCCCGCTAAATACACTCCGGTGATTGGTAACGGTCGTGCTGTACAGATCGAACCCCGCAAGATCATCCAGGGTTATCGCGGCTCGCATTACAAGTACAATTGGACCAAGGATATCAACACGGTCTACAACAAGGAGAAGGTACTGGTTGTTAAGAGCTACGGTCTTGCCGATATGCTCTGGCACCCACGTGCTTCTCTGTTCATCAACTTCGAGCGTCATTACAACCACTTCAACTTGTTGATGGAAGGTGTTAACGAAGAGGCAGTTAAAGGCAAGCGCAAGCAGTTCTTCCGTATTGACCTGCCGCTGCACATGCCGTCCTTTACCGACTTGATGGTCGACTACGATCATTACATCGATAGCTTCCGGGATGGCTTGCCACTGCCAAGCAACAGGACTGTACGCACTACCAAGCAAGAGAACTCCTACTGGTTGATGGACTGGATGGCATTCTTGTTTGGCGACTACGAATACAGCCAGCTGAATAAGTTGTCTGCCAAGGCAATCGAAGACTTCCACCTGATCTTCGTATTCAACAGTCGTGCCCTTGTGATTCACCTGGGTACACTGAAAGGGTGGCTGGACGCTGAGATGGACCCGCGTGCAAAAGACAAGGGTAGCAGTAAGAAAAGTGAGCGTGAGAAACACGGTAAGCGCTTGAATGCGTCGAAGCGTGTCTACTTGGCCCTGATGAATCTTACCCGTGGTGGTGTCACGGAAGAGGAAGTAGTAAAAGAGGGAGAAGGAAATGGAAGAGGAGAAGAAGGAGGGGAAGAAGCCTCGGCGGCTGACCGTCTGGATGCAAAAAAGAAGGGAACTCAGAAAGGGTCGGGCACGGCATCCAGTGGATCCGGAGAAGGAACGCTTCCTGGCAAAAATGACGGTGGGCGAACTCATGGTAATCCTGATCCTCTCCGTGATGCTTTCGGTGGTGGTAAAGGAACTGACCACGGAGATCCTGAAGGGGCCGGACAAGAGGGAGACGGAACAAATTCTGAAAGCATTGAGGACTGGACATCCCACGTAGATGACAGTTTGCTCGAGCAGGAAAAGGTTGTTGCCGAAACCTCTACCAAGAAGGACCCGTTCCCCAAGTTTGAAAGTGGCGTTAGCGCTGCTCTGGAAGAGCGAGCACGTGAAGGCCAGCTGACAGTTGCTGAACAGCAGTTCTTCATGCGTAAGGCAACCCAGGTTTATCACATCGAAATGGAAAACGGTCAGAGTTTGGCTGAATACATGGAGATCAAGCCTGACGAGCTGAAGACACTTACAGCCGACGCCAAGATCGAGGGTACCTTTCCTACGATCCTGGACGAGTCGATGCTCCAGAGCCGCGCCAAGGTCTTGAAGCAGGGTTATGTCGACAAGTTCCTGCACAAAGACATGGCCGCCATGGCTGTGGCTGTTCAGAATGCCGGGTTTGCCCTCAACGACTATCGTCACGAGGTGCTTAATGGTGTTGAGGGTTCCTACGACGTTATTACCATTCAGGTTCATCCTGTTGACGGCGAGCAGTCCACTCATGCGATTCGTTTCCCACGGGTTAGCAACGACGATGCTTCCTTTACCGTTGATGGTGTGAAGTCTCACCTGCAACTGCAACGCATGGAGCTACCGATTCGCAAGATCGATTCGGGCACTGTGCTGTTGACCAGTCACTACGACCGCCAGTTGATGGTGACTCGTAGCAAGAAGGTGGTCGACGACCTGGGCGTGTGGCTGAAGAAACAGATCCTGCTGAAAGCCATGAGTGACAAGAGCATCACGTTGAGTCGTGGTAATGGCCGTAACCGTGACTACACTGGTCCACGGATCTACACCATTCTTGCCAGTCGCTTCCAGTGGATCAATGTGGGCGGCTACATGTTGGACTTCCGCATCGAGAAGCTGTTGGAAGACCATCCTGAGTTCAAGAAGTTTACCAAGCCAGAAATGTTCTTGGTGGGTGTCAAGGACAAGAAGCCAATCACCATCGACAGCTACGGCAACCTCTACCTGGACGGTGTTGAGTTTAACACCTTTGAAGGGCTGATGGGGATCAACACCGCTAAAGCGCCTAACGAACATGCCGTGGTTAACATCAGTGGCTATCTGTTCCCGTTGGGTGTTGTGCTGTGTTACTACTTCGGGATTGATGAACTGCTGAAGGTCATCAAGGCTACCACCCGGGCAGTCCCTATGGGTACCCGCCCTAAGCTGACAGAAGACGAGTACGCCATTCAGTTCAACGACGAGTATCTGATCTTCAACCGTCGTGAGAAGCTGACCACCCTGATTTTTGGTGGCATGCCTAAGTTGAACAACATCAGTAACTTCAGCCGAAGTGACCTGAACAACAAAGGTATCTGGGGTCCTCTGATGGGTGATCCGAAGGTTCGTCCTGCTCAGTTCATTGAGATGAACCTGCTGTACAAAATGTTCATCGACCCAATCACCAAGAAGCAACTGCACCAGCTGGGTTACAGTGAGTCGTTCCATCACTTGCTCATCGATGCAGCTAAGCTGTTGGAAACCGACTACACCCCTCATGAGGTGGAATTGGAAGAACAGCGGTTCGTGGGTTACGAGCGTTTTGCGGGTCACTTCTACAAGGTCCTGGTGGGCGCACAACGTCAGTACTTCAACAAGGGCAAGGGTCGTAAGCAGAAGCTTGAGATCAACCCTGAAGCTGTGATCATGAACATCCTCAAGGACACCTCGGTTAACCGAGTCGAGGAAGTAAACCCGATCCACCAGTTGAAGGATCAAGAGGAACTGACCTTCGGTGGTACCGGTGGGCGTAGTGAGATCACAGTAGTTAAGCGGGCTCGTGTACAGCTGCCAAGCTACCGTGGCAAGATCTCTGAGGCGAACAAGGACAGCGGTAAGGTAGGCTTCGTAACCTACACTACCTCTGACCCACAGGTCCTCGACTACCGTGGCAATATCGACACCAAGAGCAAACCATCCGCTACCTCGCTGTATTCGGTGACGGGTAACTTGGCGTTTGGTATGAACAAGGATGACACCAAGCGAGGCATGTTTACCTCGACTCAGGCGTCTCAAGCGGTCAGTGCTCAAAACTACACCATGCCGATCACCCGTACGGGTTATGACAACGTCATTGCTCACCGGACTTCCGAACTCTACAGCAAAGTCGCTAAAGAGGCCGGTAAGGTAACGGCTGTTGAAGAGGACTATCTGGAAATCACCTATAACGACGGCAACACTGAAAAGTATCCGTTGGGCTTGGTTATTGGTGAGGCCAGTGGTGAGTACCATCGTCACACCCGTGTTACCGATATGAAAGTCGGCGACAAGTTTGTTAAGGGTGACATCTTGGGTTGGGACCAGCAGTGGTTTGCACGGGATCCTTTCTGCCCAGGACAAGTAGTCTGGAAGAACGGTCGTCAAGTTCGTATTGCACTAGTAGAAGACCAGGATACCTACGAGGACTCCATTGCTGTCTCGAAAGAGATCATGGGCGAATCGATTACCCCATTCCTCACGAAGAACTCTTTCGCGGTGGATGTGGATAAGGTTGTCACCTTTAAGGTTAAAAAGGGTGACCAAATCGACTACGATGCGATTTTATGCGAAATTGAAGAGGACCACCTAGCGGGGGCCGGAGCGGGGGCTAGCCAGGTTGACGAGATCAACCGTTTGGGCATTAAGCAGATCCGTTCTAAGTACCACGGCGAGGTGGTCAAGATCGAGGTGATGTACAACTCACCTGTGGAAAAGATGACTGACAGTGTGCGTAAACTTATCGCTAGTTCGGATAAAGAACGCAAACGCATGTCCGCGATTGACGGCAGTTTTGAATCAGGTAGCGTGAGTAACAACCTCAACGTGAGTAAACCTGTTTTGTCGCCAGGCAAGGTATTGTTTACTGTATACGTCGAATCCATGGATGGGTCTACCACCTCGGACAAATACGTTATCGGTAACCAGATGAAAGGTACAGTCAACGGTGTAATGAAGAAGCCGTTGATGACTCAAGACGGTCGAGTAGTGGACGTCAAGTGTAGCTTTAAAGGCGGCTTCAACCGCATGGTACTGAGCTTACGGGATCGACTGGGCACAAGTGAACTGTCGGTTGGGGTTACCAAACAGGCTATTGCCATTTACAGAGGTAAGTAAAGATGAGCTTCCAGACAGTCAACGTGGTTAAAGACATTCAAGTGGTCCTCCAAGAGGCCCATGTCTACTCCGGTGGTATTGACGGTGTCTGGGGTGCTGGTTCAGCGAATGGGGTCTTGAAGCTTCTTCAGGACTACCATTTGTTTCTGAATGGGGGGCGCTCTGTGCCCCTCCCAGTTACCTCGGGTAAAGGTTTCGATGTTGCTGTTCAAGGTATCAAGGACATCCAGAGCAACCTGAAGCTGGTGGGTATGTACGCTGGCGCTGTCGACGGTATTCCAGGTGCTGGTAGCCTAAGTGGTTTGCGTCAGTTGGCGTTCAGTTATGCCAAGCGTAATAAGGCACCGTTCTACGACCTGGGTTGGAGCACTCGTGTTCCGCCTGCCTTCACCATGAAGGTGCGTGACTGGTGCATCAAGCAAAACATGTTCCCCGGCGCAGCCTCTGCGTTGATGGCCTGCATGTGCTTCGAATCGGGCGGTACGTTCCGTCCTGATAAACAGAACAACGGCGGTAGCAACTACTGGGGCCTGATTCAGTTCGGTACCGCAGCAGTGATTGACCTGGCGAAGACCTTCGGGCTGAAGATCACCCTGGACGACGTCAAGGGCATGAGCCAACTGGATCAACTCGATCTGGTGTTCAAGTATTTCGAGATGTGGCAGAAGCGCGGTAAGGCTTACAAGCGTCTTGAGGATTTCTATCTGACGATCTTCTATCCCGCTGCTGTGGGTAAAGGTCCGGACGAAGTTCTGTTCCGCAAAGATTCACCTGTCCCTATTGAAGCCAAGTCCTACCTGCAAAACAGCGGGTTCGACATTGACAAAGATGGTGACATCACCGTTGGCGAGATCTGTACCCGGCTCTACGACACGTATTACCAAGGGATGTCGGTCAAGAACCGTACCTTCAGCAACGCTCCACTTTAAGCACCCTACCAGGAGATCGGTCCGATGACTGATAAAGAGCAACTCATCACCAACATTGTCACGGTCGCCAATACCGTGGAAGTGGTTAAAAAGACCCTCGCCAAAGTAGGGTTGCAATTCCTCGCACCGCTGGGTGAGTCTGTCATGGACGAGAAGATCAGCAAAGCCATCGTTGCCCGTGTCAAAGGAGCGTCGAAATGATTCGTGAATCCAGCGTTGCACTTGGCGAACTGATCGCCGTTGCTGGCGGTAACTTCCGCCCTAGCCCTGTGATTGCCGGTCTGAACGGTGAATCCGGTGGCGCCCTGGCCTTTACCGACAATTTCCGTCAGGAGATTCTCGAGGCCAGCCAGGGTAACATGCACACCGAGACCGTCGAAGGCGCCAGTGAACGTCTGGCTGAGATCATTCGTGACTCGCTGGGCAACATCCGCACCTATGGCGTGCCGATGGCTCGCCGTGTGTTGAAAGACACCCGCCTGCTGTACTCCCGCAAACAACTGCAAAGCCTGACCGAGCAGTTGATCGAAGTGCAGTACGTCAACGTCGACAACGGTTTCTTCGAATCGTCGCTGTACCCGACTGAAGTGCGCGACAAGTCGCTCACTTACACCGGTGTTGACCTGGCCCCTGGCAGCACGCTGAAATGGCGCTACCCTGACGCCCAAGAAGTGCTCGCCTTCATCGGTGCTTCTCACGCTGACCTGGTCTCCATCCTCGAAGATGATGACGAGTCCATCACCGACGCGGCCGGTCGTATTGGTGACCTCGGCGAACTGATGAACCTGTTCGTCAACAAAGACGGTATCTACGACTTCTCGCAGATCAAATCGGTGCGCTTTGTACTGCTGCTGAAGATGTACGTCCTGTTGACCAAGATGTACTTCTCCGAAGATCCGGCGCCGTGGTTGCAGACCGGTGAGCTGTCGGCCTACCGCAGTTTCGTTAGCCTGCTGTGGAACGGCATGACGCTGTACCTCATCAAGCTGAAGCAAGTGGTGGTCACCTACCGCCAGCGTAAACTGGTGATCGTGGCCGAGAAGCAAGCCGCTCTGACTCCGCACAGCCAGTCGCAGTACGGCGATACCCGTTTCATGACGGCCAAGCTGAAGGTGTTCTACACCAACCAGATCCTGGAGAAAGTCCAGGCGGCTGGCGTGGGCTTCACTGAAGCGGTTATGGGTTACCACTGGGCTGCGTTGTCTGGCACTCCAATGACCATCGTCGACTTCATCGAAGACGTGGGTCGTGGTGCCGGTTACGTCAAGGCGTACTACAACCACATCCACGAAAAGCTGTCGATGCAATCGAAGCAGTTGTTCATCAAGGGCGGCATCAAGGCGATCAACGACTTCATCAACGAGCACCCTCACCTGCTCGACCGTGCCAAAAGTCAGATGGGTGAAAACACCATGCTGATCAGCTGGGTACAGGGCATGTTCTCCGGCGAGCTGGAGAAAGCGCATTACATCCTGTCCGAGCGTTTCCATGGCGATGACGTTGCCGAAGTAATTGCCGGCGGTGTGGAGGACGGTGCTGATCCTCGTCTAGACGCCCTGCTGGAAACCACCCTGATCCCTGCGTTCCTGCGGGCCTGTGGTGCCACTCTGACGGCTGACATCATCGAAGCCACCTTCGTGGACACGAGCAAAGAAGACAACGTCATGGACAAGCGTGAGCGCCTGACCGTAGCGGTGATCAACGAACTCGTGAAGCGCTTGCTCGAGGCATAATCGATGGACGTCGGCAATCTCAAGCACGATCCCGATATTGCTGACCGACTGTTCACCGAATTGGAAGATGGGTCTGTTATTGCTAAACGCGATTTCGAGATCCATCTGCCTAAGCGGTTTGTTGACAGCGGTATGGCGGTGGTCGGGGAAACAGTCACAACGCCTGCGGTGCTTGGGTTGGTGATACCGGGGGAGAGTTACGCTCCCCTGATGTCATTGATGGACATTACCCTCGTTCCGTTAAGCATTCGTGAAGTTGCAATCAAGGGTACTCAGTATCTGGTGTTGGAGTTTACCAAAGGCGACACGGTAATCGAGAACACCAACGTCCTGCAAGAACCCAATCAGCCATATGCGTATTACATGGAGTTCCTCTACTACGCCAAACGTCCTTGGTATGTCACTGAAAACGCGTTGTCGTCGATGTTTGACTTGGCGGCTACGCAGAGTGGCGATCCGGTGGGTAGCAGTCCCCAGGTAATGCGGGTTTACATGTCGCTGATGTTCCGCGATCCAGATAACCTGGAAAAACCGTACCGGTACAGTAAGGCGATGTTGGAAGGCAGGCCTCCAGTAATTGTGGGTCTTAACAACAGTGGGCTCTTGATCGACGGGACCTTCCCGAAAATCATGGGCGGTTACCAACGCGACAACACGGTAGCAGCTATTGTGAACCCCGACGACCGTGTTACTGATCTGGAGAAGATTATTAAAGGGGTCCCTGTATGAGTCAAGTCATCACATTCGGCAGCACGGTGCTGGAAGGAAGTGGTAAACGTGGCATTCTGAAGCCGATGGAGCCTAACAGCCCCTACTACCTGATGAATGCCGGTGGGTTCAACATTCAGAACCGCGCTGGTGTGGGTTACCGACTCAATGACTATGTCAAAGAGTGCATGTCGCCTGACAGCGATCTAAACCGTCGGGCATCCGAAGGTCAACTCTGGTGCGAGTTGGGTCATCCGCCGCAGTACTTCTGGGAACGTCAAGGTGGTCGGATCATTCAGACTCCGATCACAGACCTCTACCAGTGGATCCACCGCCTGCGCACGGTGTTGGAACCGAACGTCTGTGGGTCGATCCGCAAGATTCACTGGATCTTCACCGGTGGCGATCGCGATCCTGTGCACAACAAAGTAGAGATCCGTTCATTCGGTCCTCTCAAAGATGTGTTCCAGGACAGCCTCGAAGACCCGGACATGAACACGGCGATTTCCATCCGTACGGTGACCAAGCCGCAACAGATGGGTGACCGTAACCGTGAGGTGGAATACTTCACCGGTTATGACGTGGTGATGGAGCAGGGTATGTTGAATGCCTGTAAGCACCGCACTGCTGGTCTGGAAGACTTCTTGTCTTCTGCGCTGTACGACCCAACCCCGGCTGAAGTTGTAGCCACGGTTGACGAGTTCCTGTTCATGTGCAAGCAAACGGTAAACAACGAAGCAGCCCAGGCTCGCTTTGCTGGTACTGAAAGCTTTGCTCACGTTTCGAAGATGATTCGTGAAGTAGAGCAACGCCTTCGTGGTCAACACGGCAAGAAGGTGCAGGTCGTTCGCTCCAGCGCTTTGTCTGTTTTCAAATAAGACACCCATTAACTCCTACTAGGGGCATCCCTAGTAGGAGTTATATTTATTCACGGGTTCACCATACCTATAGCCATTAGTGCATTTTGCCATAGACCAAGAGGAAGAAGTAATGGATACTCAATCTCGTGCTGCTGTTCAGCTGTTGGAAACTCTGTCGTTCGTTAACACGCTGCGCGAAACCACGGGCGGCATCAACGTTCTGCACGCTCTGCTGGAAACCTCGTCCAAAGAGTGGGATAACTCCAAGGACGCCAACACTGACAACCACCTGATCAAAGGTGTACACGTCAATAGCAAGAAGACCGACGCTATTCACGTTTACATCGCCAAGATCGTAGCCCAGCACATGCGTTCTGTGGGCAACCGTCTGACGGCCTGGACCAAAGGTACCATCGCTTCCGAAAACCACACCAACGTCGCTGTGTCCAACCGTGTGGCCACTGCTGACTTCACCAGCCACGAACAACTGTTCAAAATGGTCGCCGGGCGCCTGTTGGGTTACGACGATGCGCTGATCGATATTGCGTTGGCTACTACTCCGCGTCTTCAGGCAGAAGCACTGGTCGCTTACCTGGCCACTCGCTACGACCTGTCGGAAGATCGTGACGCTGCTCTGGCCGGTTACACCAACGCCATCGACTTCGTTGAAGTCATGCTGGAGAAGCAAGGTTTCAACAACGACTACTTCCTGAAAACCACTGGTCAGGTGATCGCGTACTACAAGACCCCTGTCAGCGAAGGTGGTAGCCATCTGAGCGATCCACTGGACCTGCTGGACATGCTGGCCACCGACGGCGAGTTCGATACTCTGGGCGAGGCAGCCGCATTGCTGGGCGTACAAGTTCACACCGTTATCATCGACAAGGATGATCCGGATCCTGCCAGCACCATCGCTGAGCTGCGCAAGGTCTACGGCGAGCACGTGAAGATCGTCACCCCTACCGGTGAAGTGGACCTGAGCAAAAACGAAGCCGTTGTGGTTCAAGTCGGAACCGCGGCAGAGTAACCGTCCGGTCTGTTGTTTGGGTTAGAATATTTCAAGCCTATATTACTATCCCGAGCAACAGACTTACCGTCTGGGGGGACGTGGACACCACCTCTTCTTGCTTCCTAATTTCTCAACAACCATAATCACTCACGAGGTTTACAATGAGCTTGAATAAAGAATACACCGCAGCACAAGACGCAGCCGTTAAAGAACTGGTGGAAAACGTCACTTACAACAAGGCCACCAACCACGCTACGTTCGATGCTACGAAACTGGAACTGCCGGAAGACATCACTCCGGAGTCGATGCAGGCTCACGTCTCTTACATCAATCAGCTGTCTGGCCAGGTTGAAGTTGCCACCGCACAAGTAGCGCGTGATCAATTCGCTGAAAACGACAAGCTGACCACCATCGACGGCACTCTGGACTTCGGCGGTTTCACCATCAATTCCCAGCACCACCTGCAACAGCAAGTGGGCGATGATCACCTGTACGGCGTGTCGACCACCGCGATCGACTACTACCACAGCGAAGAACAAACTGACTGGTTGCAAGAGCACCGCGACCAACACGTATCGCTGGCCACCAAGCTGTTCGGCTAATATTCCGCAGTAGTAAGGATGACTAGGGAGCGATCCTTAGTCATCCACTATTACGCATTTTTGTTTTTTGGGGTAAAGGATGAAGCCTGACTACGGGAAGTTATATCGCGAGTTAGATAGAACGGGGTTCTTTACCGACCGTAAGTCCGAAGCGTCTATAAACGGTTTCAGGATAACTTACCAGCTTACGTTTACCATGAAGCCTAATGGCGTTCATATCACCTGTGCAATACCAGGATACAACCGCAGTAAGGGAAAGATCGCCGTTCCTAATGTGCGTGTTGTGGAGTTCTATTCTGATGGCAGTGCATGGGTCGCTCAACCGGGTAAGTTAGCCGAAGCAATCCAAGCCGTTGAAACACTTATTGAAGACCGTGAGATACTGGGGACGTAATGGACACGTATACACTTGTAGAGCTGCTTGTTAAATTGGGGATGTTTACAGCAGCCCGTGACAAGTTTGTGTTGGCTGGGTACTTGATAACACTTTACACCACGCCAGAGTTTGACGGGAATCGGCTGTGTATCTCCGCTAAGCATCCGGTTATTAAGGGTGGATACACGCCTTGGTACAGTTACGATGGAGAAGCTAGGCATGGTCACTGCTTTCATGTGATAGCGTTTGACGCTAAGGTGTGTCGCACACTGCTACGCTCGCTTATTGTCACCTGGTACACAGCTACTGAAGTCGACGCGTTAACCAAGCCGGGTACTTACCTGGAGTTCATTAGCGATGCGTTTACACTAGACCCTTTCTTTAAAGGACACTGGAAAATCATGACGTCTAAAGCACACGAGTTCAACGTAAACGCCTTGGATGACGCTGAGCGTAATCGCATGAGCGGTCATCACTACAGGCCGACTAAGGGTGAACCTAGTCCCTTCGGCTATCCACCGGCCGGTTGTGAGCACCCATGGACGGTTTGGCGCCGTAGTCACTTCTCCACTCCGGTGGGTGTCAAGGGTAATGAACCGCGTCTCAAGCTGATCGATGTACTGACAAGTGAACCGTTGCGTAAGTTGGACATGGTTCATGAGTTAACCGGTCTTGAGATGGAGGACGGTCACGGTCATCTTACACTGGCGTGGGTTATCTGTATGTACTACAACTTCGGCTCTAAGTCCTGGGCTGACATTCACCAGGTCGGTGTTAACCGCATCAATTTCTATCGCAATATCCAGGAGTAGGGGACTATATGTCTGTTCTTGAAACAACCGATATCTTCGAGGAACGTTCTACTTTGTGGCGTGCAATTTTGGAATACAACCCCGAATTGCATCAGGGTCTCAAAGTTGAAGAGTTATCTGATAGCGAGATTGACAAAATCCTAGCGGATAACGCCGATAAACTGGTGTTGCCACAACGCCTGTTGAAATGGAAGTACCATATGCGCGATAAGCAGCCAGACGGTACGACCAATCCGTATTACGTTATCCAGGCGATGTACCCTCCGGGCTATCAGCTTACTGAGGAAGATAAGACCTGGCAGGAAAGGAACGACAAAGAAACACAAGCCATGCACGCCAGCCCTACAGAGGCTGGTTACATCTATCGTTACACTAAACCGGAGCAATAAAACATGCTGTTGAACTCTATCCCTAAAGGCGCTGAATTCACTTACGGTGTTCACGGTCCATCTCTGGCCGCCATCGTTCCTGACAACGCGTTCACGCTGTTGCCGCAGGAAAAGCTACACACGGCACTGCGTGAACTCGATGCCATCACCATGGGCTCCGTGCGCGCTCTGAACGGCAAGTTCGAACTGCTGCGTCAAGGCATTGGCTACATCTTGTTCTACCGCATCATCCAGAACCTCCAGCAAGACCGTCCTCAAGTTGTCTTCATGGTCTATCGCCGCAACAAGACCAACAACGAAGGTCGTCTGGCATCCAAGCTGAGCCTGGGCGCCGGTGGTCACATCGAAGGTTACGACGTCTCGTACCACATGATCAGCGATTCCGGTCTGTTGACTCAGACGCCGCTGATCGACATGGACGAAACCACCGACGACTCCGTCGACCGTGAAGGTAGCGAAGAAGTCAAGCTGTTCGACAAGAACGGCATGGACGTTACCGACAGTGTTATGGTGGACGCCAAAGAAGCTCGTTTCAACAAAGTCGGTTTCGTGATGGACAGCAAGCCAGAACACGGCTACGTCGGCAACATCCACTACGGTGTGGTGTACGCCATCGACGCGTCTGAAGCCGTTCGCTTCGACATGGCTGAACCTCAGAACGACGCCGTTGCCTGGGCAACTGCCGAGGAGCTCAAGAACGCTCCACTGTTCAAAGATCCAGAAGTGCCATTCGAACCATGGTCGCAGATGATCGTTGACCAGATCGAAGCGGTTGAAGACTATATCCTGTCGCACTTCGCGCCGGCTGCTTGACTGTAACACCTTACCCTCTTCGGAGGGTAGGGTTTATTTTTTTGATCGATTAGGAAGTAGTACATGAAAGGGCAGTTCTGGGTAGTAGACGGTCTTGACGGTTCTGGCAAGACAGGGTTGATGGACAAGATAAAGGCGTTCCTTACCGATCACCGCATTCCATTTATTTGGTCGCGTGAACCCGGCGGTACTCCGTTTGCGGAGATGTTGCGTGACGGTCTGAAGTTCGGCTTCTACGGGTTGGGGGATTACGAACTGTCGCCTATGACACAGACCATGCTGTTTAACGCAGCGCGGGTGGATCACATCGAAAAGGTGATCAAGCCACACATGGCTCAAGGCAAGATCGTACTGTGCGACCGCTACAAGGATTCCACCTTTGCGTACCAGGGTGGCGCTGGCGGTATCAACGCGTCCAAGCTTACAACGATCCATGACCTGGTCTGTGGGTTCAACCCAGACATGGTCTTCATGATGGACGGCGATCCAAAGGTATTCGCTGAGCGCATGGCGGGTCGTGGACAACCGGATAAACTGGATAAGCTCCAGTTGGATAAGGCTGATGAGATGCGTGACGTTTACCAGTATCGGGCCAGCCTTGAGCCGGACGTATACCGGGTGATTGACGCAACTCAGAGCGAAGAACAGGTTTGGGCTCAGGTTCTCCCCCATCTGATGGAGAAACTCAATCAACTGAAGCAACGCCCAACGGCGTGATCTGCATTAGAGGGAGCCTGATATGTGTCTGAAACTCTACCACTATTCACCTTTGCTGTATCCCACGTTGCTAACCAAACGTAAGTCTGGTGCTGCGTCGAAGGAAGAGATCAAACAGGCTGAGCGTCGTGCTTCCGGTAAAGGACCTGATATGAAGCCGTATGTGGATCATATCTCGTTCTTCTTTGATCCTATTCCTTCGGTGATGTTGTCGCGCATCTTTGGCACCAATCACCAGGTATGGTTTACAGGCAGTAAGTTGTATGAGTACACGGTCACCGTAGACTCGCTGTCTGATGACTTCTCGTTTGAAGTGGTGGAGTCTGCCCAGCGCACTAAGCTGCTGGATGTCTTCTCTGAAAAGCATGACTGGGTTAACGACAATCCAGCCACACTCAAACTGTGGGAAGCACACGAGATCAAGCACAAGTTGCAGTGGGGCGAGATCGGTCGTGGTAAGCAGGCATTGAAGGTTCAGATGTTGGGAACTGATGGTGATCTGGGCAAGGCTTTCTTGTCTGCGTACAACCGTCCTGACTTCGAAGATGGGCGTTTTAAATACGCTGCCAATGTACCGCATGTTATGATTTACCCCTCCTCGGGCGAGATCCAATATACGGCAGTCGAGCGACTTACCATTGGCAAGAACAAGAGAGACCCCCTATGACACCTGATGACGAGATGCGTCAAAGGCTTCACCTGGATGCACTGGGCAAAGTCTATTCGACCGTACCTCCAGAGCGTCAACCTTGGAGCCCACAAGGCTTGAAGGAAGATCCCAACTTCGTGAAACGTGCTGAACCGCCTAAGCAGTTCGGTTACGGCATGGAACTGCAGATGCCCAAACGTTAACCCGTTATTATTCCTACCTAGCCCTTAACAGGCTAGGTAGGAATATTTAAGATACATTGTTTTTCAGGTCTATATTACTCATGTGATTAAGACAATTAAGTCTTTCATACTCCGGAGTAATAAACATGTCTCATTTCAACGCTGGCCAGTTCGACGAAATCGTTGCAGTTGTTAAAGCTAACGAAGGTGTAATCGGTGACGACCACAACAATGGCAACGGCACTATGCAGATCGCCGGTCTTGGCATCTTCCGCAAGCCTGGTGTACAGAAAGGGATCGTGGTTCCTCTGTGCCACAGCAAGATTGGTTTCTGTCTGAACCACATGTACCTGGAAGACGGTGCCGTTCGTGTCTCCCGTGACTCGGTAGGTGGGTTAATCGAAACCGGTAAACACGCCAGCCTGCAAGCCGCAGTTGAAGCATTCAACCGCGACCAGGAACATAACCAGTGGTCCATGGGTGTTCTTGAACGTGTTGTATATCTGTAAGTAACTGGATTGAAAGGCAGAGGGTAACTCCTCTGTCTTTTATTTTTTGGGGGATTAGGAATATTCCCCTTCATCAAAGGAGTTAGTTATGCGATTGCTTATTGTGCTGTTATTGGCTTTCTTTGCTTCGGCAGAGTGCACCATCGCCAGTGCAGATATCATGGCTGGGATACCTAAGGATAAACAAGAAGAGGTACTGCTGAGTTGTGACACGGAAGCTGGCAAGAGTTTGCTGGTACTGCGTGACGCTGCAACGGATACCTTCACGATCCTGTACGGTAAGGATTTGGTCCAGCCTGAACAAATAGTAGTCAAACTAGGCAATGACATGGGTACCTCCTACCACCACTCCGCGTCGGAAGCAACCGACTCTCGAGAGATCTACTCGGCGGATGGTAAACAGTTCACTACCGTGGGCTACATGGATAAGGCAGGCGTCATATCAGCGTATTACAAATTACAGACTGGTGTGACGGTGTTGATCTCGGATAAGTGTACTGCCAGCAGTGTGAGCAGTGCATTTGACTTCTCTGAGAAATTCTCCAATATGACCGAAGTTGACTAGGACAGCGGGGAGGAAACCCTCCCCCCTGCCTCTTCTTTATTTTTTTGCCCTAAAACAGGAGTGCACTATGAACCGCTTCCGTATGGCGGACCGTCAGAACTTCGAACTCTTCCAAGGTACTCTTAATGTGGTAGGAAACCACTTACCCCTGGACTTTATCTTCCGTATTTTTAACCACATGAAGAAAAACCCAGAAGGTTACGATCATGCATGGCTCTACAACGCTCTGTGCGCTACCAAGGACCTCGCACAGTTGCATTCCCTACCTGAGGGTGCTCTTCACGTAATGTACGCTGTAACGATGCTCATGGAGACTGGCAGGACCTATGATGGTTCTACGCCTACAGATGCAGCCGGTGCCTTTGCCGTAGTCTTCTTGAATGAGCACGCCGACCGTTTCTTCGAAGACGAGGAAATTGAAACCATCTACAAGGCCTGTCGCCGAGTCAGTGTCATGAACATGCGGCCATCCGTGGACACCACGATTGCTGTGATTGCTAACGAAGTGAGATTGTTAACTGACGTCTTTTACCCAGACCCCACAAAGATGGTGGTGGACTTTGTCAGAAACAATTCTACGCCTAATCTTGCCCCCATGGAACCTGATGAATGGTGTCAAGCTCTGGCGAGAAGTTTTGCCGAACGCTTTGGACGACGTGGAACGGCATGGAAAATGCTGCCCGTAATGGTCCTCAACAACAAGCAGGAGCAGTTAAGGAACTTCCAAGCATTGGCTGATGACGAGAATTATATCACCGAGCTTGTGAAGAATAACTATAACCGCATTTTTGCTCGTAGGTAACAGTATGTCAGAGTTCATCATGAATTTGATAACGGGCGTGATCTGGCTAACCGTTATTCTCTTACTGGTGATCAGGCGAAAGGAGCGCCGTGGATTACTCTACGGTTTGACTTTAACCGATGACGGTATGACGTTCTGGTACAGATTAGGAATCTACGCCGGGACGGTAACAATGATTCGTGATGTGTTGGTGAAGGAACCTCAGCTGTCCGGAAATGTTTTAGGCTGGGTGTGTCGCTTCCCTGTGCGTTACACAAATAAGGAGATGTGTAACTACATTAGGGCCTATGCCCCTCACTGTTCAGACTTAGAACCCCACTCTCAGGATCTTTGGATCTTTAATGAGGTTGTGAATCGGAACAACAACGCACTGATCAGCATTTATGGTCAGGTATATGTGTTCGACAATCGCGATGGTAAAGGCTTTTATTAAGTTGCAGCTATAACCCCTCCCAGCCTTTGCGGGCTGGGAGGGGTTATATTCATGCTTAACCCAGGTAGTCGCCTGCCTCGGCCGCTACGGTTGCTTTCGCCGCCGTCATGCGTTCGATGGTACCAGCGTTGGTCAGGTTTTCCAGAACCGAAGTACGTTCCTGGAAGCCAGCCGGCGCAGTTACCGCGTCAGGGTTGAACAGTGGGAGCAGTTGCAGCATTTTGCGAGCGATCTGTTTCACCGCGAGGGTGTCCATTTCGATCACGCCGGTGAATTCCATCTCGATAGAACGGATCTGGTTTTCATCGGCTTTGTTGCGCTTGATCTCGATCGGAACGGTCGTGGTCGGCTGACCGGCAACCAGGATAGCAGCGTGAGCTACGTCCTTCATGTTGCGGGTTGGCTCGAAGTAGATCGCCGAGTACGAGGTGTCGTCGAGCAGCATGTCTCCCGGATCGTCCAGGATGACCATCTTGGCGTTCAGGATCTCAGGATCCATAACACCCCAGCGCGACCAGGTCTTCAACATGTGAGTGAAGACTTCACCTTCCACGTCGTAGGCCTTGTGAGTCACGCTGCCCAGGCTACGAGTAGCGCCGGTAGCGACGGACATTTTGTGACCTGTCCACTCCATCGAACCGAAGTTGATTTCTGTGGAGTCACGGATGCCGCTCCATTCCTGCGAACGGTTCTCGAAGAACGCCTTGCACAGGGAATGGAGTTTGTTGCCGCCTGGGAGACGGGAGAAGAAGGCCGGGGTGCTCAGAACGATACACCAGCCCTGTTGAGACACATGTGGCTGGGCCGACATGTACTCGAAGATGTTGCCTGCCCAGCCGTACATGCCACCGGCGTCGCCATCGATGACTGGACGGTTACCGAGGTCCAAGGCCTCGACAAACGGGTCACTCGTTGGCATCAACGTGGTGTCTGTACGGTGCGGGTAGTTAGTATCAGCAGCCATAACTACTTACTCCTTACGAGTTGGCCAGATCTTCTTCGTTGTAGGCGAAGAGGTCCAGGTTCATCATGTACTTACCCTTGTTGAAGTAAGCATGGGCGATGGTGTTCATCACAGCACGACCACCCGGCTGGGTTTCGTCGTAGCTTGGTACGAACGTGATGGACTTGCACAGGCCACCGAGGCGATCGCGGCACTTACGCTCCGCGCCGTCTTTGAAGTTCGCCACGTAGTCGGAAGCCGACAACGAGGTGTCACCGCAGACGTTGTTCCACTCGTCTTGTGCAATCTTTTCGATGCACACGCAGAGGAAGTTGGTGACCAGGTCCTTCAGCACGGAATCCGCGTTCGGGTACAGGGTGACCAGGGACGGACGGAACAGCGTTTCCACGTTGCGCGGACGCAGAGTGATACCGCCGTTGATGAAGTTGTCACCGGCAACGAAGTCTTCCTCGAACTCGATGTTAGGCGAGTGCATGGTACGCAGGTTGCGGTTGTCCTTGCTGTCCGGACTGAACGCTGCACGGATCACACCAGCGCCGTTACCGGCGAACAGTGCGAACGCGTAAGCCAGGTCGAGGTTACCCGACATTGCTTCGCCGCTCTTCTCGTCGATCACATACGCTTCGATGAGGTTGATGGACGAACGGCAGGACGGAGTCCCCCAGTAAGTCGATTCCGGGAACAGCTTGGCTTGCGCGGACAGCGAAGTGAATCGCGAGTACACGTCGGCCAGGGTGTTGGTCTTGCCAGGCACGTACACCGTCGCATCAGGGATAACGATGATGTCTTTACGGCTGGCCAGCAACTGCACCGCGAGGTCTTTAACTTCCTGGGAGAAACCAACGTCCCAGTAGAAGGATTGACGGTTCTTGGTGTAGTTCTTGGTCTCGGTGCCCGCGAGGTACTCGGTCATGTCCAGAGCCATCAGCTTGTTGTTCACTTGCCAGGCTTGTTCACTTGTGATCGGGTACTTGGCGTTGGCCAAGACGTTGAACGGATCGTCGACTGGATCAACGACCACGTACTCCGGCAGCTCGCCATCGGCGTTCAGGAACGGAGATACGCCACCGGTGGCTTTAACCGAACCGGTCATGTCCCAGGACACAGCGCCGGCGTTAACCAGAGAGAAGTACGGGGCACCAGTGTGGTTCACGCAGGTGAACGGGTTCATCTGCTGGTACGGGAACTGGCTGGTATCAACCAGAGTGGTGTTGTTCGGCTCTTCGACCGCGTACATTGCCTGGCACAGCGCAGTGATCGAGTCTTCGTAAACGTGAACCGAGTTGAACGGTTGCTGAACAGGAACAACCTTACGGTTGACGTTCGTGCCGGTGAACTGACCGAAGCCGTCCTTGATGCCGTACTTGGTCTTGTTCAGTTCAGTCTTGAACAAGGTGTAGGTAACGGTTTCCAGACGTTTTGGCGTCTTGGAGAACGAACGAGAACCAGCTTCGGTCTCGGTGAACATCTTCAGGTCGAACGGGAATACACCCGTAGCAACTACGAAGTCCGAGATTTGACGCCAGTTGAGCGCGTTGTCCGGAACACCGGTCACCAGGCCGCCGCGGTTGTAGACGTCACCCACACCGGCTACCGCTTCGTAAAGCGGGTAAACGATGGTCTCAGGGATAGCCGGGATTTGGCCGTTGGCCGGAACAGCGGCGATGGTACGACGCTGGAGGGCGCCAACCGCAACACCTTTCTTCGCTTCAGGATCAGGTTTGATCTCGATGCTCAGTGCGGTGGTGAACGATTCGCCGGTTGGAATCTTCTTCCCTTCTGCGTCACGCTTGAACTTGCCGGCCAGGTCACGCTCGTAGTCTGGCAGAGTCACCAGCTGAACGAACGCAGAGATCGCCACACGGGCAACTTCTTTGTTGGCAGACAAACGACGAACACCGATGGCCGCTTGTTGGCCCAAAGCGAGCTGAGAGATCAGCGCGGCGTTCGGGTTGTAGAACGGGGTGTTGTGGTCGAAAACGTTACCGAATTTCTTTTGAAAGTCGGAAGTGGCGATCCACTGAGTACCTTTGTCGTCAGCCAGATCACCCACGGGGGTCACCATGGAAATCACTGGAAGGTGCAGCGGATACGTCGGCTCGGAGATGGTGTAATCGGGGATCGACTTGTCGTTGATACCACGATTATTCACTTTCCCCGGAATGATGCTGTTAAGAACAGTCATGGAGAACCTCGTAGATGTCCTGTTTGTGGGTCCTAAAACAATCGTATGCTAGCCATTTCTGGGCCGTACAGTGTGTTATACCACTGGCACATAACATGTTATTTTTAGAGGTAACCTCATGCTGATCAACGCCTATGACACCACGGTCGGGAAACCCTTCAAGGCCACTGACAAGGTTGAGAGTACTATCAAGACCCTTCATGTGACCCGCAATCTCACCCCGACGAAGAAGCCTGGGGTGTTTGTAATTACTCATGAAACCGATCTCCCTATTCCCGTTTTCGCCTTTCCAATCACCATGGAAGGGTTCAATCGTCAGATGATCACCGTCTATGACGAACGTCCATTCCGCAACAAAAGCAACGCCATTGTAAACCAAAACGAAATCACCATCATGCGCTTGGCAGCGTTCCTGCAACACGACGTAGCCGAAGGTGATGTGGTTCCGTTGAAGAACTGCCGACTGATGGCGACCAAGGCGTTTGCTGAAGCTTTCGGTAGCCGCCTGATCAAACGTGCTGGTCTGGACGTTAACGCCGGCATGACCATCAAGGTGCTGCTGGCGTACTTCATGATCTGCACTCAGGAAGATGTAACCACCGATCTCGAGCTGTTGGCCTTGAACGTAATCCGTTCGATCTACGGCACCGAGAAAGGTTACATCCTGGGTATCGTTGAAGGCCTGCCGAAGATGTCTACGCTGCAAGACCTCTACGAAGCCATCCGTGCTAACCCTGTGCTGTATCAACTCAAGGGTGTGGAGTTCAAGGACTTCATGGCTCTGCTGGGTGGCATCACGTTCATGGCACTGGGCAGCAAGATCATCATTGCCGCCGCTGAAGCACCGTCGTTGTTTACTGCATTGGTGTATGGTGCAGCTCGTTACAAACTGTATGCCAAGACCCCGTTGGGGATGGCGTTGGATCCTAAATACAACAAGGGTGTACTGGAGTCGTTTACCAAACACATCGACTACACCTACGACCTCAACGGGTAAACATCATGGGTATTCGTGGACCGGAAGATAATACACCGCTGGTCAAATACACGGACGATCGACTCTGGTCTAATCCGGAAGAAAACCAGCAGTACCAGGTAAAGCTTAATCGCATTACCGAAGAGTACGGTTACAGTAACAACTTCAGCTACATGAACAAGTGGCGGACTGTGCCGAAGAAGAATACCTTCTACCACGTGTTCTCGGCGGGGGGTTTGCATCCTGGGTTCTGGAACTTCAAGAACAACACCTTGCGTCGTAACCCGCTGGATCGTTGGGTAAACCTGGGGCTGTTGTGTAAGTCTCGAGGTTTGCTGACCGACGTGTATTCGACTAAGGGCTACATGCAGAGTCGCAGTCACTGCTGGATCATGGTTACCTACGACGGGCTGGTGCTGATCGCTATCGAGAAGTTGACCAAGACCCTGATTCTTGATGGCGACGACATGCACTTCCGCTGCTACACCCCTTCGGTGTTGGTGGACAAGAGCGATGCCGTTATCAATGAGACCGGTAACCCGTACATCTTCGAAAGCTGTGTGTACGAGAACCCTGGGGAGTACAGCGTATTCCTCGGTCGTTATAACGCTGTGAAGGCACGTCCTGGTTATACCGGGCTGTTCCATAACGGTGTGACGATCAATGGTACTCCTACGGCGGTCACCCCCATTGCACCGGGTGACGTGATTGAGTTCTGGCATGACCCGACGGTGATAGGGACGAAGCTGTATTCATACAACACCTTGCAGGCGTTCTATTCCGAACTCGACCTGAAGAACAAGGTCATCCTTCACCCACCGAAGATCAAGGGCGACTTCACCCTCCGTTACTTCGACGACAACGATTACTTCCTTGTCGGCAAGAAGTCCCATGCACTGTACATCCACCGTAACGCCGAGTCGACGGTTCGCCAGTTAACTCATGCGGATGTGGCCATTGCGGATGACGTGATTCGGACGGCCTGTAACTTCCACCCTGATCTGTCTGCTATTGCATCCAACAAGATCCTGGTGTTGATTCGCAAGACCAACTGGGAGTTCCAGTGGCCTCATGAGCATCAACGTATCCGTTACCTGTACCGGATGCCTGATGCGGACATCATGAAAGCCATGGTTGACGCTCGGGCTAATATGCCGGAATGGACTGCCAAGCAATTGGAACAAGGTCCGGTGATGTCTCTGCTGCGTAAACAGTGGAAGAACGTTAAGCGTGAAGACGCGATCCTGTCGGTAGGCTACAACGCCGCCACACGCGTTCTGAGCGAGACGCCGGTTCGAGCGACCTACGAGTTGGGTAGTCGAGGTGTCGACGTCCCTGTGACCTACCAGGGGGCCTGTACAGCCTGGGAGCATGATGCCAACGGCAAGTTGCTGGAATGGCGCAACATGACGGGTATCCTGTACTACTCGCCGAAGAACCCGGCCTGTGCCATGGTAGAGTTTACCATGGGGTCGACCGGCCGTGACCTGGACATGCGTATCACCAACCAGGACGTGGCGGTTACCAAAGACTGGGACTACCAGGTCTACATCGTCAACTGGAACATCAACATCCAGGATATCGTCGGTCCTTGGACCAATGTCACTGGCGACGTGACCAAGTATCGGATCGAAAACGGTACGTTGGTGTGGACAGGTCTGGATCGTGTCAACAAGCGTGGCATCCTGATCAGCAACAAGAAGATCCTGGGCTACAAGTTCCAACTGGAACACATCGACCACAGTTTGGCGTTTGCTATCACGGACATCTATCCTGATGGTGGGCATCTGACTGGGCTGACGTGGGCGCAGATCGACATCTGGGTTAACGGGCATCCGTTGATTGATAAGGTTGACTGGATCTACGACGACCAGTACTGCTACATCAACAACAAGGAGTTCCTCGTAGATGGCCCTCAAGATATTGTTGTGCGCGCTATGGGGCTCGGTAAAGATGTGGTGCTACCGAACTCTGACACCGAACTCGGATTTGTGGATGGCGGTGTTATTGGCCGCGTTGACCGTTACAATCTGCGTGGTGATCGAGTCACTCGTACGGTTATCAATGGAGCCCTTTACCTGACCGATGAAGTACCACGGGCAGAGCGAGACGTTCCGGATGACATTGCTAACCCGCTAAACGGTAGACCGTACATGGTTAAACATGTCTGGTGTCCGATTCGATTTGTGGAGGATCACAACCAACTCCCTTATCGTCAGCGCAGCCGGGATGTTGACCAACGGGTCAGTGATTACCTCACGCTGTGGTTGGAAAAGCCACGGAACAACGCTGAGGAGATTCACTGGGAAAGCGGGGACCCTCTACGTCCGAACGGTTCTGGTGTAGCGGTTATCGCGAACCTGCAAGACAAGTATCGGTTGTATAGCCCGTTTATGAACGTCGTGGTAAACGGCGTGCTGAATGGCTTGATCAGGCTGCCGAATAAGACGAGTGGGGAGACTTACTACAGCGACCAGGACGTACAGGATGCGGTTAGACCTTACCTCTGGTGGTTGCGGTACGATCCAATCGTGCTGAACTACGATCGTCGTTACTTTGCGATCACACCGTTTGCAAACTTCGGTAAGCTGACGGTAACGGACAAACAACTCATTTTCTTCAAACAGGTGAACGACCTCTACCTGAGTTCGGTTACTGTGATTGAGGGCTATTTCGAGGTAACCCCTAATGTTTGACCAATCCCCCTTGTCTAATGCGATTCAGGCAGTAGCAGGTACGAACATCAGCCCCTTCAACACAGGGGAACGCAAGAACTTCCACTACATCGAAAACGTCTACGACCCGGATATCCATCCGCCTAGTGACCTGACGAAGTACGTGGTTCCTCAGGAAGGGGAGTTGGTATTCGACACCTCTAACGGTGTCATCTACTTTGTGGCCAAGGTAGATTGGCAGGGTACCCTGAAGTCGACGCTGGTGCCTTGGCGCTTGCAGAACATCGACGAAGGTAACACCACCGATCAGGATTACATCTACGGTCTCCGCGGTGGTCCTATGGCTGGTGAAGCCCTGCTGTCGATCGACTACTCGGTCCGTCCAAACGTGGCGCGTGTGGATTCCACCATCATGCGTCCAGGTGCAGCGTATGCCTACGTCTACCTGGGCAGTGCTGCAATCGAGTCGAACATCATCTCGGCTCAGTACGACCAGTCGTTGAACATGATCAGCAAGAAGGTTCCAGTCCAACTGGCGTTGATCAACGAATACACCAATATGTCGATCATGACCTCTGGTGCGTTCAGCGTGACCAAGAACGAAGAGGCACTGCCTGACGGTGAACGTGCCTGGCTGGTGTTCTTCGACGAGGGGAATAACTTCATTCCTCCTGCTCAGCCGTTGATGGTTCAGCATTCGTCGTACATGAAGGACCACAACATCGGCGTCAAGTACGTCACTGGTGTGGAACTGATCTCGCCTTGGTTCACTCGCATCAACGATCCAGATCGTCTGATCATTCCAGTCAACGTGCAGTTGGCGTCGGTTGAACTGCGTGCTATCACGCATTACTCCGATGGTTCGACCTCTGCACCCGCTGCGGTCAACGGTGGCGAGTACAGCCTGTTGGGTGTGTCCGAGTATCGTCCGAAGTTCCCTGGTCAAACGGGTGATGTGGTTCTGGTCAAGAAATTGGCTGAGAACGAACAGCATTACATCGCACAGCCGGGTAACCCTGACTTCGTTCGTCATACCTACACCTTCGAGGCCGGTGCAGCCAAGGGTGCTTACAGCCCGCGGATCTTCTCCTACCCTCAGTGGGACGCGTCGCTCACGGGTTATCGCTTGCAGCATTACCTGTACGACCTGGACCGCAAGACGTTCATCGACGTCACCGCCGTTGTTACTTACAACGACAAGAGCCCGGTCTACAAGCCATCTGCGTATGGCCTGTCGCAAGCGTTGATCTTCAACATCAACCTGAAAGATGTCGCTCCAACGTACGAGTCGGTGCCGTTCATTCAGCATACCGAAGTCGTTCTGTTGAAAGACATCAACGGTCCTGGCGACCGCTGGCAGGTGAACTATGCCTACGGCAAGCCAACCTACGCCGCGAAGAGAGCTGTAGCGACGAACAACGGTGCTCTCACCAAGTTCAATATCGCCAACGGCCAAGACGAAGTGAACGAGTGGCTCGACGTGATGTACTGGTCGGTCCAACCGAGCTACGACGTCTTCAACGAAGACAAGGCTCCAACTCCTACGCACTTCGACCTCATGCACGAAGACGGGCGCAAATGGCGGTATCCGCTCAGCGCCTGGAATCAGGACAATGGTATCACCATTTCCATGCAGAAGGGTAAGACCTGGTACATTTGCTGGGTTAACAAGAACGCGTCGGGTGTTGAGCTGCAACTCGGCATGACCGGCGTTACGGTGGAGTTGGCACCTTAATGTTATACGTGTAATCCCTCATCGGAGAAATGTATGACCTCGCAAGTTAAGACCTCTGCACACTGCGCTAGCAACAAAGAAGTCGTGGTTCGTGTAACCAACATTGTCACAGGTGAACAGATCGAGGAGTACGTCCTGCAAAACGGCGAATCCCGCGAACTGGCCGTCTGGGATGATCGTGCTGTCACGTCGTTCGAGCGCTTGAAAGAAGTACCGGCTGCAGAGTAACACCGTTCTAACAGGCCTGGGGGTAACACCCTGGGCCTGCTTTATTTTTGTAAGGTGTATATTTTTTAATGGGGATTTATCATGGAAACAGTTGATGACGCCAAGGTAGAAGACTCTACCCTCAAGTTTGCAAAAGACCTCATGAACTACCTGGGTGCACAAAACCTCCCGCGTGAATTGATCGACGACCGTAAGCGTCGAGTGGACTGGGAGAAGCGTACTGAAGATGAGTTGGTCATGGCTCACTTCGATGAAGACAGTCTGTCGAAGATCAAGACCGTTCGTTTCCTCAAGGACTTTGCTCGCTACAAGGCACAGCCCGACCTCACCACCAAGAACACCAGTTTCCTACGTACTGCTGAGATCTTCCGGCAACAGGGGATCAAGAACTACTACTTCCTCCTGCAACTGAACAACCCGGCACTGCAAGGTGTTGATCCGTATGACGAAAACCTGACCAACGAACAGAAGGTCATGATCATGCACGAATCGGAGACCAACTTCTGGTACTTCCTTCGTGAGGTCTGTAAGCTGCGGGCGGATCGTCAGTTCTTGGCGAACCGGGGTAACATCAGTTTCATCTGGAACTACCTGAACCACATTACTCAGTACATGATCATGCCTCGTCAGCAGGGCAAGTATCAGGATGACAACAACAAGGTTCGTATTGCCACGCCTGACGGTCATGTGAATGGTCCGAATGATGCCTGGGTGCGGATTGGTGATCTCAAAGCCGGTGATGAGGTTATTGACCGTTATGGTAAGCGGTCTACCGTTATCGGTATTCACCCTCAGGGCGTCAAGCGACTGTACCGGGTGTACGCCAGCGATGGTCGTTATGTGGATGCAGGTCCTGAGCATCTCTGGACAGTGGCTGACCACAGCCGTGCGGTCAACGATGACCCGATCTGGGATGACTACACCACTGCTGAGATGATCGAGAAACTTAAGGTTGATGTAAAGCTTGAGTTCCCGTTGATTGAAGCGGAGCAAGGTGTCAAGAAGAACTTCGTGGTGGACCCTTATGTCATGGGTACACTTATTGGCGGGGTAGCTATCGCCAGCGGGTTGCTGGTCCGTAAGGTCTCTGACGCAGCCGATGCGTACCTGATCGAAAACATGCCAAAAGGCATGGAGCTGGAATGCACCGGTAACCGTCGTGTTATCAAGAAGACCGAAGAAGGCAAGGATATTAACTTCGATTCTTTCCTGGGTCTCCCGGTTGGCTATCTGGAAGGGGCTCTGGAAGATCGCCTAGCGGTGCTACAGGCGTTTATGGATCAAGGGGTACTCAGTGAGGAGGGTGTGGTTTACAGCAACCCTAGCCGCCTTGTATGCGGTCATATCCAATACCTTGCTCGTGGTCTTGGCGGTACCGCTTCCAAAGTGGGTAGCAAGCTCACAGTAACCCTGCCTCACTCGATGCGGATGTTTAAATTCAAACACGTCGAGGAGGAGTCGGTCTATCCTAACCAGTTGTTTGTGGAGCGGATCGAGTATCAAGGCGAAGCCCCTTGCACTTGCATCGAGGTGGATAACGAGGATCACCTCTATGTCACCGATGACTTCCTGCTGACCCACAACACGGTGTCGGTCCAGGTGATTGCGTTCTGGCTGACGTACATCATGGGACGGGGATACAAGTCTCACCTCGTAACCCTGAAGTCGGATAACCGGGCTCAGTTCATTGACGCGATCAAGAAGATCCGTACGTGTCTGCCGAAGTATCTGGTTAACCCAACCTGGAAGGACAAGGATGCGGGTAACTACCTGACGTATAAGGCGTTTGGGGAGGAGCACGTTAACACCCTGACCATCTCGGTACCCCAGATGGGTGAAGATGCCGCAGGCGACCTTGGACGGGGTCTCACGGTAGGTACCACGAACTACGACGAGCCAGGTTACATCAACTGGATCGAGGCGATCATCAACGGATGCTCACCATCTGCTCTTACAGAGATGGAGATCTGTCGTGACAGCGGCATTCCTTACGGGATCAGTTATATCACGACACCGAACACAACTCTTCACCCAAGTGGCGAGTTCATGTTCGAGAAACTAATGACGTCGACTGAGTGGCGTGAGAAGTTCTTTGACTCGTACAGCGAGAGTCATCTGAAGATGCGCTTGTTGAAAGCCTCTCCGAAGAAGACTACCTCGCCTTCTGTGGCTCTTGTGTATAACTACTTGCAACTGGGTAAAGACAAGGCCTGGGTACGGGAGACCATCGACAGTCTGAACCTCAGCCTAGCTAAGGCTAAGATCGACTTGCTTCTGATGTGGGTTGAAGACGGTGAGAACCGTGTGTTCGACGATATCACTCGTGAAGCGATTAACAACGTGAAGCGGGATAAGGTTTGGAGTAAGGAGTATCGTGACAGTGGTCTGTTTATGGACTTCTTTGTCACGCAGCAGGAGCTGCTGGAGATGGCGAAGAAGAGCTACAACGACTTCTTCCTCATTGGGGTGGATACCTCGTCGGCTATCAACAAGGACGCCTGTACGTTGATTATCCGCAGTATGAAGACGGGCAAGGTGATTGGGGTAGGACGATACCAGTTGGCATTCCTGGATGACGTGACCGGCATTATCGTGGACATGTTGTCGACTCTGGAAAACAGCCTGCTGGTGATTGAGCGCAACTATGCTCACCACATGATCGACAACCTGCTGGTGATGCTGCCGGCTAAAGGGATGGACCCATTCACTCGCATCTACAACACGGTCTTCCAGGATCCTGTTAACCATGCGAAGGAATACGAGGCAGTTCAGCACACCAAGTTTGCCCACCGTAGCAAAAGCTTCTACCTGAAATACAAACAGTTCTTCGGGTTCGTGACGACAGCTACATCGCGTCAGGTCCTGTACGGTTTGATTCAGGAGGCTGTGGGTAACACAGGGTACGGCTTGAACTACGACAGGCTTGCTGATGAGCTTATCAACCTCAAGACACGGGGCGACCGAATCGACCACGACAGTAAGCAGCACGATGACTTGGTTATCGCCTGGCTACTGACTTACTGGTTTATCAAGCTGGGGCAGAACAAACCGATGTACGGGATTCCAACCGGGATTGCGTTGTCGGAAACACGTAACCTGCTCGATGCCGGTAAGAATAGGAACGCTCCTGAAGTGGATCCAAGTGTTGTATCGTTCCTGGACAACATCAAGAAACGGGTAGCGAAGTTGACAGATGAGTTGTTGAACACCAACGACAACATCCTGGCCATGCGACTGGAAGCTGAGATCAATAAGCTCAGCAGACTCCTTCCGGTTGAGACGGCTAAACTGTTGACCGTAGACACCCTGATCGAAAACGCTAAGCTGGAACGTGCTAAGCGGATATTGCGAGAACGTAAACGCGCTGCATAAAGACCTAAACCCTAGAGCCCCCGCAAGGAGGCTCTAGGGCAAGGGTTATGCATCGCCGTGAGTAACACTCAGTTCAGAGATGATCGAAACAGACCCATCACCTTCAGGAGTATCCTCGGAGTAATCGACCTGGTTGTACAAGCCACCGTGGAACTGCAGCAACTGATCCTGCCAGGAGCTGTCCAGACGCAGGGTAGTCTTGTAAGACCCGACCCCGTTGCACAGGACATTGACCGAGACCGAACCGCTGGCGGTAACCCCAATGCTCAGCTTGAACTTAGCACCCAGTGGCACATCGTCGTGCAGGGTAAAGTTCAGGATCTCGGGATTGTCAAAGCTTTGGCGGAAGCCGGCTGTGATCTTGCCCTTGTTCCAGAACACCTTCAACGGTGGGGTGGTTGCGTTCTTGACGTGGATCTGACCGACAACAACCTTTCTCGCCCAGTTGACTTGTAGCAGTGTCATCTCTTGGCGGTTCCAGTGTTTGGCCGCACTGGCTAAAGACCAGTACCCATCTTCCTTCCATTCGCAACGAGTGCGTTTGGTACTCTTGCTTGACGCTCCTTGAGTGGGTGCAGTTAACTGGATAGATCCATCCTCCAGTTGGCTAATCACGCTTGGACACATAACCAGGGCGTCAGCGCCCATGAGTTCAAGCGCTACCGGATTCGTTTCCGAAACAGGCAGAGGAGTAGCAATACGAAAGGGGGTAATGTCTACGGTCATAGTAGTCTCACATTAAGCGGGGTAAATCCAACCACTCCCCTAGCCCGTGAAGACTAAGAGAGTGATTAGGTTGTGTTACATAAAATTAGAACCACTCAGTGCGTTCGATGACCACATTGAGACAGGTTTCCAAACAGGACAGCTGCGACTGCATAAGCTGTACTTCCCAAGGAGTAGAGATGAAATCATCCGTATCCTTGAGTTTGTCGTGGACCCTGATATCTTCCTTGAGTCTTGCGATCCAGTGCTCCAGCTGAACCTTCTCAGCGAAGACCTTTTGCTGCGCCGGGGTGAAGGTTCCCATGTTGCCCATTTTCAGGTAGGCATTTTCATGTTGTTCCTTCGGCGACCAGGAGATGTATCCTTCATGGTCAGGATGGTTGGGTTTTCCGCCATCCAAGTATTCGACCAAATAACCCGCGTCAGCGCCATCCTCGTCAGCCGGAAGTTCCCAGCCCCGATAAGAGACATACTCCAAACGGGACATCGCTTTCGACTTGACGAGTTTCGTTCCTACGAAGTGTTGAAGATCCATGACTGGTCTCCGGTTCTCATGAGTTAAGTAATGGGGCTACCTCCCAAGGATGGGTATCACCCAGCGTGTAGTGCAGACATTTGAAGCGCGACATGGCGTCACCCATGCGACATGCACGTTCAGAAAACCGTTCAGCGTAATCTTCAACGATGCAGTCCTCCCCAAGCTTATCGGCCAGGATAACTCCGGCAGGATAAGCGACTCCGCCCAGGGATTGCAACATCTCGAGATTCTCCCTCAGCACTGTTTGAAACGAGTCATATCGGTAATCCATCCACCGCATGTCGTGGATGATCCCTCCCCGGACCAAAATGATCTCGTACTCTCCCAGTCCTGGCAGAAGCGTCTCTTTGTAGAACTTTGAACGTGCATCAAGCAACGCTGCAATCTTTGCCTCGTTGCTTTTCTCGGGATGAGTAAGAGTTAACCAGAGTTCCCTCTCTTCGAACAGTGCATTGTACCCAACTCCGACGTCAGTACAGATCGCAACCTTCTTGCCTTGCAGGGTAAGTAGGTCATGTAGTTTCGCAATGCAAGCCGACACAGTTAGGTCTGACTGTCCATCAACGTTGAAGTAATGCATTGTAACTCCTTACTCAAAATAGTCCTTGCTCAGGATACGCAGCACGATGTAGAGACACAGTGCGGTACGAACCAGTTGCACGGTTTGTTGGGTTTTAACGCCCGTTTGTTCTTTGACGATTTCGTCACCCAGGGTTCGGATAACCTTGACGGTATCGTTCTTGGAACGAGGAGCCCCGTAGGCACCACGCATCTTGATCAAGACGTCATACACGTTGGTTTTCTTAATACCATTAGTGTGCAGGTATTCAAACATGTGCTGAAGAACAGCGTCAGCAAACTGTTTGTATTCCGGCTTCTTCGGGTTGTTGTACAACGTCGGGAACTTCTGGATCACAAAGGCCAGCTTGTCACGAGGGGTACCCTCTAGGGCATCCGCGGAGTACTTGATCAACTCGTCCTTGTAGAACGAGGTTTCCTCAGTGAGGATCCGATCAAGGTAGAGACCGTACTGGGTGATCTCTTTGGTCTGAGACTTCAGCGCCAACTCATCGCCAAGGTTAACCTTTGCCCCATCGATGCGGACAATGTTGGTTTTGTTCTTGACGTCGTGAAAGACTTTGTTGATGTCGTTGATTGCCCGACGCAGGCGGTTCTGGATATCCCCGACCATGTAGACGATTTTCTTGTCGTCATCCATTTTGCTGAAAGCGTCGTAGTGGATACCGGTTTTCGGGTTGATAATAAACTCAGCCCGAGCCTCGATCAGCATCCGCCAGCTACCGTAACGCTTGATGTCGTATTTCAGACTCAAGCGGTTGTAGGTTTCCAGTACCACTTCTTTCCGTGCCATAAACGGATAGTCGTTGTGAATGATGGAGGTCAAACACTTGTAGTGGTACATCGCCAGGATGTCGATCATCGCCTGATGCTTGGTGTCCTTGCTCAGGTTCGAGCGGTTCACCCGGTACAGCAGGTAAGGGATGGTCAGGTTGAAGGTATCGCCCACAACACTCCATTCCTTGTTCACCGCTTTGGCTGCGTGCAGGTTTTCCTTGAGTTCCTCTTCGTCAACGTCGAAGATCTCAGAGAACCACTGGTTACGGTCCGCAGTAGTGAAGGTGATCTTGTGCAAGCCGAGATACGGAGAACCGAAGAACTCCATATGACTCACTACGCCTACGCTTCGAGTTACAAACGAATAGACGTATCGACGCAGGGCCTTTGCCCATTTCTCATCCACAACAAGAAAGTCACCAAACTTGTTGCAGATGTCGAGGATGGCGTTGTTACTGTCGAAGTTGATGCCCGACAGCAACGCCTCGGTACCCGATACCGACTGAACCTCTTCAGGAAACAGCGGGTACAGGTACAAACCATCCATCGATAGTTTGGAGTGTTCCTCCATGCCTTCGAACAGGCTGAATAACGTTTCGCCGTTAAGCACCGGCGGTTCAACGAAAAGAGTCATCAGAATCTCCTTGGTACGGCACGACGGACGGAGTCGGTCACTCGCTGACGGTCACTGTAGGCCATCCGTTTGGTCCATTCCGTGGTGAGGTATTCGTGGTAGTCTTTCCAGGCATCACGGTATTCCATGATGTCATCCTTGATGTCAGACAAACTGATACCGCTGCGGATGATGGCTTCCTGGGTAGGACGACGACAGGTGCGGTAGATGTGCGCTTTAACAGCCAACTCTACCAGGTGAGCAAAGTGTTCGTACTGCCGTTCAGGAATACTGCTCAGACCCTCGTCGTATTCGAGGATCATCTTGGCCGACATCGAGTAGGTACCCGAGTTCAAACCGAAGATCACGAAGCAGTTGTTACCGGTCATGTGGATGTTGTTGTAGGTCACCGGCATCTGACGGTTAGAGCTGAGGCTGTCAATCAATGCCTCGGTCATGTCCGTGATGGAACCTTGACCACACATGTCGTTGGTGTTGGTGCTCATCCCCAGCATACCAGTCGACGAGGTCATCGAGCCGAGATACACCTCAGTAACCGAAATGATCTTGCGACCACCGGTAACGATATCGGGTACGTTCACTTCAATACAGGCGTTACCCAGATCGCGGATACGCGCACCGCTCAAGTCAATGAGTTCGGTCTTACCGCCGTTCGCATTACAAGCCGGCAGTACGATACGGTGGATCACTTTTTCACGGATACCCTGTTCCACGGTGGTGTGGTTAACCAGGTTGTACCAGTTGCCTGCGAAGTTACCGTTGGGTGATTCGAAAGCAAGTTTAAGAAGGTAGTCGTCGATGTCACAGTTGGTGACCCGATTGATGGCATAGTCCACCGCATTGCTCATGATTGAATTCTCGGTGAGGTAATATGAAGGAGGTCATAGCATCGTATATCTTTTTTCATTTTTCGTTTTAGATGCTTTAGATTTAAGACCCATCGCCAGTCTACCATGTGGGGTACAGTGGGTAATGTTGAGAACGTGTCTCTAATCGTGTCTCAGGAGGTCTGAGGATACAGGTAGGATATTCTTAGATCTACATTATCTGGGTGATCAGTAATCGAAGTATTTTCTTACCTTTTTTCCCTAATCATATACGGAGAAAAATGGGGAGGGGGTCAAACAGTAAAACAGCAACTGTTTAGTAAAAGTGTTTAACTCAGTTGGCAACAAAGAGAAAGAACCTATTCTTAATAGTCCTTCTGTAGCCGATAGGCTATGGAGGGGTAAAGGGATATATACGCGTTATATCTAACTCTAGAACCCATATTCTAGAAAAACGAGTTGAAAGCGACACAGAACACATGAGGAGTGACCTATGACAGTCGTAGCGTTTGATGGGAAGAAGATGGTGTCTGATTCGCAAGTGTCGTTGGGGACGACCGCGAGTCCAGGTGCATTCAAAAAGATCTATGAACCTGAGGAAGGTGAATACTGGGAGTGCTACGGTACCAAGGTACTGGCTTTCGGTGTCTCGGGGGATGGTAAGGCAATTGGCTACATCCGGGACAAGCTGTGTGAGGGTATTACCCACCGCACTCGTTTCGACGAAGTAGAGGAACTGGGGTTCGGTACTCTGCTGGTCCTGGAAGACGGTACCTGCTACCGCTGGCAAGCCAGTAAACGACAAGGTCGCCCACAGAACCAGGATCTGACCCAGTTGCTGCCACCTTGCACTGTAGGGTCTGGCCACGCTTACGCATTGGGCGTACTGTCGATTGGTAAAGACATCGAAACCGCAGTCAAGTGCGCAATCAAGCTGGACAAATTCTCCGGGGGCGATTTGCAGATTTGGGAACTCCCTCCTAAACCAGCGATCAAATCCACCCGTCCGGTTATCCAACACACACCGGTTGCCGAAACACCCGCAGCCTAACCAGGGAAACAGTTATGTCTACAGTAGCGTTTGATGGTAAACGACTGGTTAGTGATTCTTCGATCTCGGTCGATAACACAGTCAGTCAAACTCCGTTCCGCAAGATCTTCACTCCGGATGATGACGGTGAGTATTGGGAGATCTGCGGGGTTAAGGCTGTGGCCTTTGCTACCGTCGGGTTGCCATGCAGTGGTCGTGAACTCCGTAAGGCGTTGCAGAAGGGTCTGGATGAGGACACAGATACCTCCTGCTTCACCGAACAGTTCGACGGCATTGTCATTGACGAGAACGGAGTAGCACACCAACTCGTGGCCACCGCCAGGAACAAGGGCGGCCAAGAGATTATCCGGCTCCACTTCATTCCTACGATGGGGATGGTGGCAATTGGCTCTGGTGAACAATATGCCATGGCGGTAATGTCTGTGGGCAAGTCTGCTCGGTCGGCTATCAAGGCGGCGATTGCTTTGAACATCGACACGGCAGGTTGTCTCCAGGTGTTCGAAGTACCACCGAAGCCTGAAACACCTTCCAAGCGTCCTGCGGTTAGCGTGGAGGCGATAGAAGCAAAACTCGCCCAAGTCGAGAAAGAACTTGACAAGCTTGAAGCTGCTGTAATGTCGTAAATCTTCTATGCTATGTGAACTCGTGAGTTTGCTCCTGCTTGAAGATAGTTAGCCCTGGCGTACCCGCGGGAATAGTTTGGAGTCCCCTACCCGCAACAGTCGGTTGTCCCCCATTAACGACCGGCTGTCCTGACAAGTTATCGTTGGGAAAAGCTCCACCTGCCAAAGATATTTCCATCGTACCCGCCTGCCTTAGGGTGGCCGGGTGCGGTGGGACTATTTTGCATTTTGTTTTTTCACCAGGTAGATATATTTTATACTTGCACACGTCATCCGGGTTTTCTCGTAGCTGGGTTTTCTGGATGGAGTGGATTGGAGGTGGGTCCTACTGTCCTTCGGTTAGCAAGTACCCCTTCACAGGCGTTAAGTCTTTTGCTGAGGACAACCTCTGTCGCGGAGTAACTCGGGCATGCCGAGGACTCTATTTGCGGCAGGGGTTCTTTTTCACCTGGGGGGCGATTCTTAGAGGGATGTAGGCAATGGGTTGAAGTCATGTAAAAAGATTTCAAGCCTACATTACCTGTGTGTTGACCTAATTGGTCTAACGAATTCTTTCAATCGGTAACTCAAAGAGAACATCACATGAACAATGCAAACACTTCCGATCTGGCTTATTTCCTCTGCGGTGGTACCGGTATCAACATCGGCGTGGCTCTGAAGAAGGGTACTCACACCGACAACAACAAAAACGCTTTCTACGTCGGCCTGGATTCCTCCGACCGCAACAGCTCGCACGATCTCTTCGAAGTTGTGCAGATGTCCGTGGCCAACGACCCTGACCAGAAAGCTTCGGGCTCTGGTAAAGTCAAGGCGACCAACTACCCACAAGCTGAGCAGTTCGTTACCCAGTTCCTGACCAACCACAAGCCGCGCAAGTTCAACATCGTCGTCTGCTCCACCGGCGGCGGTACTGGCAGCATGTTGGCATTCGTGCTGGCGCGCATGCTGTTCGAACGCGATCAACTGGTCGTGCTGTGCTTCATCAACGACAAGACCTCCCAGGTCGAAGAAATCAACGTCGTGAACAGCTACCGTTCGTACGCGTCGCTGACCACCCCGAACTCCCTGAACCGCGTTGTGCCGTACATGGAATTCGACAACACCCTGACCAACACCCGTGGTGAAGTCAACCAGATGGTGATCGACAAGCTCGATGTGGCCAGCCTGTTCCTGACCAACGACAACAAGGAACAAGACCACACCGACCTGAAGAACCTGCTGAACTTCTCCAAGTACTACGGCGTTCCTCCGTCCATGTCGCGCATTCGCTTCTACGACGAGAAGGGCGTTACCGAGTTCAACGGTAAAGTGCCGGTGGCCGTATCGTCTCTGTTCGACAGCAGCGATGCAGTTATCCCGCGCTTCAATGGCACCGTGATCCGTTCCACTGGTGTGTTCGCCGACGGCGTCAAGCGTCCAAGCAACGCCCAGGAACTGCACATGGTCCTGGACCACGGCGAAGCAATGAAAGAGCTGGAGCGTCACATCGAAGCGATGGAAAACCGCAAGGTTGAAACCCAGTCGACCTTCGTCCAGCAGAAAGACCTGTCGGCCGGTGCTGACGACAAAGGCTTCTTCATGTAACACAGCTTAGCGGTTTATAAGGTACCTGGGGTGATTCCCAGGTACCTTATAGCTTCTATGTTGTTTTTTAATATCTTTTTCCACCGCCATACTCATTCTTATGAGGAATGGTTTTTATAAAGGGGTCTAGAAGGTGTCTAGAAGCTTCGCTCTGGATTTAAAATCCTATACCCTACTCGTACCAGTGGGTGGAAGTCAAGTGGTCCTGAAACGGGCAATGAACACGCTTGATATACATTCGCTTCTCGTCGATGAGGGGTTTAATTCATTCGAGGTCGCCAGGGGTTACTATCGTCCCTGGGGAAATGACATTAATTCGTTAAGGGATCAGATTTCTAGTAAGCTGTTGGGGGTACCTAGAGATGCGCTGGTCAAAATACAGACATTCGGGAAACTCCGAGAACAAGTACTGGTTATTCTGAAATACTAAGAAGGGGCACGCAGTGATCAGATACGACGTCATGAACTTGGCTAATAGCTTTGTCATGGAAGTGGAAGATATTCCAGCAGTCAGGGAATCAATCGCTGTACGGATGCTGGAAGCCGCAGTAGAGATGATCAATCATCCATCGCGCACGGACAGCATTCTTGACCAACTGGGGAATGTGTACGAAACGCATTATGAGATGCTCACACCGGATCTCGTAATCATCAAGGTAAAAGAAAGCCTGGAAAAGGAAATGAAACGGCGGTCATGGGATTCGCGCTTGAAGGTTCAAGTCAAGTTCAAGAAAGTCTCCCATGCGTTTCATCAGGCCTTTATTGATATGGACCTGGATGCTACGTTGAGAGCTGCAGCTAAACCCAAACCTGTTCGTAAGGTTACACGGGCAAAACTAACGGCAGATACTATCAACGATAATCCATGTCAGGAGACTCTCAATGAATTCCTTGAAACTGTTGAGCGTCGGAGTATTCGGCGAACTCCGCAGCTTTCAGATCGACAACCGACAGCTGTTAGAGAACCTTTTGAGCGAGATCGGCACACTCAGTAACGATTACGTTCCCCATCTTCATAAAGAGATGGCGTGGGGGTTGCTTGAGATGGGTATTGAGCAGCTCCAACAATCGAAAGGCAAAAACCTTTACGACTGTCGCTACAATCAGAAGGCTGTGCGCTGCTTTACGTATGCAGACGAGTTAGAGGATAAGCTATCTGAAATCGTCTCACACCTCTGCACGCAGATCGGCAATGCTACCAATAAAACATCACCGGATCATCCCTTTGTATACCAGATCCTAGCAAACGGTGATTTGTTGGTCTACATGGATGTCAGAGACTTCGAGCCTCTGGCAAGTGATACCTTTAGTCAGGAGGAATGCGGCGATGAGCAAGATATTAGGCTTGGCCCTCGGCTGCATCCCGATAGCCTTTGGTGAGCGTGGGTTCCATCCCAATGAAACAATTAACCTGATCACACTGTTAATGGGAGTGTGCAGGCATAATGAGGTGGATTACATTCCCTCGGTTATCGCGGAGTTTATTCGCACGGAGATGGATCTGGATCCGCTACACGCCCAGATCCTTATCCTGGATACCCTGCCTACGTTAATAGACGTGGGCACACAATTCAGAAGGATGGCCGCCACAGGCTGTCTGCAACGTTATGTTGTACACCGACACATCATTTTAATGGAAGTTGACGATGACTACCAAGACCATTACACACACAGTGATGCTCCCCCCAAATACTGACGTCACGCAATTCATAGGTGTTCATCGCAACCTTATGGAGTCAATGCAAATTCCGCACTCGCTGAGTTTCTTTGATTCCGCTGAGAGTTTCACGCACCCGATTGAAGAGTGTCAGAAGCAGTTGACCACGGCGTTCTTCGAATTCTTCCGTCAATTGCAAGACCTGAAATCCACTTACGGATCGGTAACCTGTACTAACGCCACGGTGGGTAACAGCACGGTAACCTTCGTCTTTACCTATCAAGTACCGTCCTCTGCATAAAGAGAGCATCATGTGGAAACGCATCCTACCCATTGACTACGAAGAGCTGGCCGACCACTTGTTGGCGTCCTATGCCATGGATTGCATGGACTGGCCCGCTGAGCCATTTGATTTTCAGATGGCAAAAAATGTACTGATCGATCATGTGGAAGCCATCATGGAAGACGGCGAGTGTTGCGAAGACGCATACCTAACCGATGTGTTGTTCAAGCACCACATCCATGGATCGGTTAAATCCATCCACGTAACGAGCCTCCCAGGCACGGTCGTATTTCGAGACGGACATCCTTTGAAGCTTCCGTTAGTTATTATCGAACTCGATTCGCAAGGAGACCTCCCGTATGGCAACCCCCAATCCTTCACGTGGTGACATCGTTTCATTTCAGCTGGTAAAGAACGGCATCAACGGTGGAGATCGTGTCGACGTTAAAGTTGA